TTATCAGCTTCGTTTATTTTGTTTAGTAGTATAAGGCCATATTTTGCTTGAGGCAATGTTTCCTCATGTGCTAAAGTACCAAATATTCTACCAACAAAGTAGCCGTCTGCCCATTGGCATACAGGATTAACAATAGTGTCACTATGTCCTGCTATGCCTAACACGTATGGCGTTACATATAATCCGTATGCATAATTTCTATTTGCTGTATTTGTTTTTATAAACGTTACTGGATATGAGTAAAAATGTATATAGCCGTGTGCATGAGCTGTGCCTATAAGCTTTGTTGCAGATAATGGTATAAAGTCTGTAGTGCCATCAAATGTATTACCGAACGTATCTGATGAGCCACCAGGTATGATAGACATTATTATACCAGCCAATGACTTGTTTGTTGTTGTGTAGCCAGAGTCTCCTCTACATTCCCAAGATGATTCTACTATGTTTGAGTTAGGTATTTTAGGACAGTAGTATGAGGTTATGTTTGATTGTATTCCCTGTATGCATAAAAATAACTTGCACCCACTAATACTATTTATAAAGAATAATGCTGGTGCGTTATCGTTTGGATAGTCTGTTCTATTATTTGGATTCCAGTAAGGTATCTCTGTAAAGTCTTCTATAGTCTGATTTCTACTTGTGTCCAGCGCCCATCCAGTATTGCTGTCTATAATCCACTGAGCAAAGTCTTTTATAACAACTTCAGCTCGTGATCTAGGTGTTGAGCTTGATCCCCAAGAGCCTGAACCGCCTGTATAAATAAATTTCTTATATCTGAATCCCATGTTTGCCTCTATGTATCTTTACTAATAAGACCACCCATCGGAAGATCTCGTGTTGCTAAATGGCCTTGCTCAAAATATGGGTTTGTGTTTACAACTGTAATAGGGAATCTTATAATAGGAAGGTATGCTTCATTAGCGTTATTATAGTATAGCCGCTGAGTACCTCCACCCAGCTGACCTAATGGCTCAGTGCCATCGTTTTGCTTAAACGTGTAAGCTTGCACAAAAGTCTCAGGTCCATTCAGATATATGTTTGGAATGGATTGTGCAGAAGGAGGTGACTCTTGCCACTGTCTCTTTGTGGCATCCCAATATAGGTTTTCGTCAGCATCGTACCATGACAGTGTCATGCCTTCTTGTACGAGATATATCTGACATGGATGATCTGTTATGCCAAAGTTATCGTGTAAGTCACTTATTAGTGTAAGATCTCCACTATAGTCTACGTGTGTTGGCATATCTGACGTAATAGATGTAGCATACCCTGTATAGCTTTCAGGTGTGTCAGCTGCATATAGTGTTATGCTTCCAACTTTATTGTATAATCCTAGAACGTCTATATCTGTTACCCATGAATGTGGTGCAGCTTCGCGTGTATCATACAGAGTACCTGTTGATATGTCTCGTCTTATCTGTATAGCTTGTAAGTCGTCTGTATAAAATGTAAGAATCTCTGGCTTTGTTAATGTGTAGCCATACTGATGAGCTTCTTCATAAGTCACCCATCTATTTAGTGATTCTATATAGTATAGTCTTTCATTTTCCATAGTCGCACCTTTACGTAGGTGTATGTATGATTTTAGGGATTAGAAATTTTCTAATCCCTATTTGTTTGATATACTATAATGGAAACTTAGGAAACTCCACTGATAAAGGAAAGTTTTCCTGTTTAGTTATATCACGCAACGCTTGTCTGTAGTCGCGTATCAAAGTACGGTTATCATCTGATATTGGGTAGTCAGGTAACATATATTTATCAGACTGTGATAAAAGTCTATCTCGTTTATTGCGTATCTCTTCAGCAAGATTTTCTTCACTTATCTTTGGTTCTTGATAATCTTCTATCTCAAAAGCTTTTGCATTATACAGATCTATGATCTCGTTATAAATAGGTGCTTGATCGTCTGAGTCTAACACTACGCCGTATGGCATATTGTTATAAGTATCTGAAGAAATCCATGCCGTGAAACATGTATGCTCTTTATCTTCCCATTGTGCTCTTTCTACTATCATACTAAGCTATCCTTATTGCTAAAGCTACAAACATGTTGCCTGAGCTAATGTTACCTATTTTATGAAGTACACGCCAAGTTCCTGAATATGCTGAATTTTTTAATGTAGTTTCAGCATTTATACGCAAATTGCAGCCTGTATCATTGTTTTCAGTGCGTAAGTCTACAGGGCGTAAAAGTGATCCTGATATGTAAATATCTGTTGTCTTTTTAGTCCAATTGGCTGTAGTCTTAAATGCGACTAGTCTAATCATTCCTACATCGTCTGAGTTGGATATAGTTCCTGCGACTGCAGCGGCTATTGACCTCGTGTATTTTGTTGCGAAATTATTATTGTTCTTAAGTAAAAGATTAGACGTAGGAACAGATACTGTTGACGATGTGGTGCCGCCTGCTGCAGTGTCATATACAGTAATAGATAATGGGTTTGTGGAAGTTGATATATCAGCTATATACGTTGTAAATATGGCGCTTCCTTTTGAGTCTTGTACTGCTTTACCAGCCTCTTCTGCGTATGACGCTGTGCCAGTCATATAATCTATATAGGCTTCTGTAACTGTTGAAGTAGAAGACCCTATGCTTGTTGCAGATAAATTTGTAAAGTATCCGTTTGTGACTCTATTATTTGTTGCACCTATAGTCGTTGCTGATATATAGTCTATATAAGCATTACTTATTGATGAGCCTGATGCTGATCCTAAGTTTGTTGCGTAAACATTTGTGGAGTACGTGTTTGTAACGTAATATGATGAAGCACCTAAGTTTGTAGCGTAAACAGTCGCTACTTTGTATGAAGAGCTACCTATATAGTTCGCGTAAACGTAGCCCCACTTATATGATGAGCTACCAAGGTTTACATAAGCTGAAGTAGAGTAGTTTACAACTGGACGGAATGATCTGTTTGTTGCTGATGAGTATGAGTAAGTTGCAACGCTATTTGTGGAAGTTGAGCCTACATATTGAGCGTAAGTACAGTTATCGACTGTGCCATGTATGTTTGTTATATAAGCGTCAGTAATGTATGCGTCAGTTACGTAAGTATTAGAATCACCTATGCGTGTAGGATATAAGCTGCTTATGTAGGCATACCCTATTTCACCGCCAATTTCACCTAAATTTGTAGCTGATATAGTATCACTATAAAGATAATCTATGTATCCGCTATCTATAGTATCTGTGCTTGTGCCTATTTGATGTGTAAATAAGGTTCCCCATTTATACGTTGCCCTACCTAAATCTACGTAGGCAGATGATGAGTAGTTCACGCTTGGGCGAAATGCTCTATCTGTAGCGGAAGAATATGAATAAGTTGCTATTGAATTATTAGACGGACCTACGTTTGCGCTATACGATGTCGTTTGACAGCCGTAACAGTAATAGTGGAATCCAATCCACATAAAGTAATCATTTATAGCGTCATATATAATCCCGATCGTGCCGCCTGGACGCCACGCTATATATGCTTGTGGGCCTATATGATTTGACCCAAACGAGTTAAGATACTTTACAGGTGTAAGATCTGTATCCTCAGGGCCATATTTTATCTGCACTGTTGGGTTTGATACACTGTTCGTGTTTGCGAAGCTTACAAATATAAGTGCGCCGTCTTCTAATACAAAGTTAGGACATTCTATTATCTTATTTACTACTTTCGCAGCAGTTGAGCATCTTCCGTAATTTACTGTTACGTTTCCACCGCGAAAGTGATTTGCATAAATGCTTTCCCATTTATTTGAAGTTGATCCTAAATTATATGCACTGTCAGGCACAAGATTACCTGATAACTCTAACGTATTATTTTCAGAAGTGCTTGCTTGTAACGATGATGCTGTATTTGTAGTATCACTACCGTCGCAAAATGTAAGTTGCCCGCTAACGATGTTTACATTATTATTGCTTGCGTTTGATTGGCCATCTGATGAAAAATACAAAGCATTCCCATCAGAGATATATTTATCTGCAACTATTGATTGCTCTGTGTTTAGTGTAACGTATAAGTTGCTTGCATATTCAGAAGTTACTTCTCTTATTCCTATGCTGGCTATATATTTGTATATAGGATGATGTACATCAAGCGTAAGCACAGATGTACTATACATAGAACCAAGATACACATAATAGTAGCCATCGTCGCTATTAGGAAGTGACTGCGACCACCAATCTACGTTCTGATCAAAGTAAAATTTATTAGTCGTGCTGTTATACTTTACTTTTAAATATAGCGGCTGTGAAGCTGTCAATGATGTCGCGTTTACTGATCGAGAAGCAGTTACATCATTTGCACGATAAATCGTTAAATTTGATGTAGCATTTCCTGATGTAACGTTTATATTGTTACTGTAGTATAAAATAGAGTCAAGATAAAACTCATCTTGTGTAGGTGATTTATCTGCAGCCGTTGAACTTGATGTACAGACAGATGTGTATGTATTTTCACCTGTTCGTAAAATAAGGCTATATGCAAAAATTCCATTTGTAGATGCATAAACTGAGTTGTTTAGACGTAGTCTATCATAGTAGTTCGTGTCAGTTGGTGCGTATGAGACGTTTGCAAACCAGCCCGCTGCGATTGTGGTAGAGCCGATGACTACATTTTCCATGTAAGTCATCTGTATAATTGAGCCAGTTGGAAATTGATTAGTACACCTTGATGAGGTTCTATAATATACAGGAATAGCTGATGTTGTAGTGCCATTTGCAAGTGTAAGAGTTAGTTGCGCGTATGATGAAGACACACCTGCAAAAGGCAAAAAGTAGTTTATAACTAACCCGTCGTAAAGAGCACTTGCTCCTATGTTGCCTGTCCACGCATAAGTTGATGAAGACTGTGTGCCCTTAACAAAGTAATGTGCGTCTTTGACAGTCTGTGCAGCTAATGCGTCTGTCTGTGTTTTGCTATATACTGAGTAATCATCATCTGACTGTATTCCAGGGTTCTCTATATGTAGTAAGCCATCTGTATTATGTGAAGCAGTTGAATAACCCGCTTGTATTGAAGAAAATAAAAATCCATTTGTGAAGGCTGAAAAGTCAAGTGAAAGATATAAACTTAAAATATCAGTGTTCTTTTGTAGAATAGGTGCTGATTGTGAGTAGCCACCTAATATGCGCTTATTTGAGTCTACTACTTTGTAAAATAGGATTGTCTTTGCTTGATATTCAGAACTTGATAAGTCACGTATGAAAACGTTACCTACATTATTTTTTAAGTTGCCGCATGCCTCTTCGTCAAGCTGTACTGTATATCCTGATAGTGATGTGACTGATGAAATGTCAGCTATATAATCATATAATAATACTATGCCATCTATAATAACTAGGCTCGATATTTGTGATTGTCCGTAATCAGTTAGTGTAACTGTAAACATGCCGTTACCTCTATAAAATAATAGGTGAGATATTGATTTTAAAATTCGATATCTCACCTAAACGTTTATTTGCTATATGTGATTAAGATTATGAAAATACAGCGTCAACTTTTTGTGCCATAACAAGACATGGTTCTGTAGCTGTTCGCTTCATGGCAACAGAAAGCAACTTCCATTTTCCTGATAATGTTGTAGACGCTTGCACTGACTTATATGAGATTTGACCTGACGTTGGAAGTGATATGCCTGCTGGTTTTAGATAAGCACCATTTACAAACTCACCATATAGCTTTTGAGCGCCTATGCCCGTGCTTGAGTCGATCTCTGTATATATGAAAAGTCCAATTGAGCCAACTGCATTTACGTCAGACGCATGAGTTAGTATATCTGTAGAAGCGTCAGATATAGCAGATTTTACAGACGATACTGTTGGGATTTCACTTGTTGCTGTTGACCAAGATGAAGATGAGTATGTATCGTAAACGCCCGTGCCTGTATATGAAGTGGCAGATACACCTGCGAATGTATTTGTAGTACCTGTAAAAGTGTTACTTGCGTCTAATTGAGCAAAGTTTGTGGTAGAAGGAACTAGGCTCTTAACATAATCCACTGTCGTTAGACGACCGTCTGTAACTGAAGAAGGTGGAGTAGGTGTTATAGCAGAATAGTTTGCTACTGCGTTTCCTGATACATTATTGTTTGACTCTATCTTTAATTTTAAGTCACCACCTATCTCAAGTGTTACGTGTTTAGAATACTGCTGATAAACGTCTCTATAAAACTTCAAAGAAACATTTACAGTCCCAGACGATGAATTGCTTAACTCAGTATATGTATTATTAGACAATAATGCAAATTTGCTAACAGTACTGTCTATAAATGGTGACGTTCCTATTAATTGATTTTGAATATACAGATTATCTATCTGACAATATCCTTGTGATGAGCTTCTTATAATAAGATTTGATGAAATAGTCTGAACGTCAGAAGAATTTAATTTAACATACCCACTACCTAATGAGGATAATGAGTTATAGACAGCTAAAGTAGAAGGCACGTTTGTGGTAGAAGATGTGGATGCTATTGTTTGGTCTAATCCTGACTTTGAAACAAATAGAGTATCTGATTCTGATTTAGTATATGAATCACTGCCATACTCACCGATGTATTCCCAATAATACCCTGCTTTATTATAAGCAGCTATATCACGCGGATCAGGATATGGCGAAGACCCTTCTGTTAAAGAATAAACAGTTGATACTGTTGTTGTGCCTTGAGTTCCATCAGGAAGAGTACCATCGTGAAGAACTTGTACTTTATCGTTTTCGTCTATATACTGTGCATCAAGAGTTGCTAAATCAGATTTTGTGTCTACTATATCAGCTAAGTTCTGCCCTGCGTTAATAGCATCTATTTGAGATTGCAGTCCAGAATCCGCTGTTTGATAAGCTGTCGTAATATCTGAAGATAAAGAAGTTAATGCTGAGTCTACTACTTCAACAGTAGGAAGTTTAGAATAATTAGCTGAATCATTCCAATTTGCAGTAGCCGATTGTACACCGTCCCCTGTATATGATGTGGAAACAACTCCGTCTGCAAAGGTTTTCGCGCCTGAGATAGATTCTGCGCCTGTAAGATGTACAAATACAGAGTTAAGATCAGAAACTTTTGACTCTACATACGATCTTACTGCGTGTGAAGTTACTAACTTCTGTGCAGCTGCAGTTTCTGTTGTAGCAACGTCTACAGAGTTTGAATATAACGCGGCTATATAAGTTCCGTTTAAGACTTTCTCTGTATCTGTGATAGCACCTGATACGATTGTAGGTGAAGAAGCAACGGCTGTGCCTACGATATAGCCATCTACACTTAAATGTGATACATCGCTTGATGCTGTTCCTGTGATAGAAAGAGTTACAAGTTGTTGATCAGATGTGCTTGAGTAATCATCTACGATTGAGATATTGTCAAAATGCGCCGATCCAGGTATAGATTCTTCTGTTGAGCTGTTTACATCCCATGGGACGTATTGATCTGTGCCACGTATGTAAGTTTCTATAACTGTCTTTGTGTCAGCAGCAGAGTACACTGTTGTGTTCTCGTGAAGCTCGTTCTCTAATTTTGCTAATCTTATAACGCCTTGTCTAAAGTTTGTTGCATAAGGCACGCCTATAACAGTGTTTGCAAATATGCACTTATATGCACCGTCAAATTGACAAGTAAGACGCATGTTTATAGGTTTATCTGCAGGCTTTATAATGTTTACAGGCTCTGACTCTGCGATAATCGCACTACCTGATTTTAGTTTAATCTGATCTACAGTGTAAGCAGTATTGCGGCTATCCATGAAGCTTATAACTACATAGTCACCTACACCGCTTTCGTCTCTTACTGAGTTGCCTGAAAATTCAGATATAGTTGCAACGGGTAACTCTTCACTATAAAATACAACAGCGTCAATTAGAATTGGTGGTGCATCTAATGCGCCTTCACGCACTGTAAACGTTATCATAGTATATATTCTCCAAATTATTATAAGTCATACTGGATTATCTCTACAAAGTTAGAAGTGCCTGATGTGTTGTTCGTTGCTGCAGAAGATAATGAACCTGTGTAATTATCGTTTGAAACTTTTGTTGCAAGTATAACACATGGATCTGACACTGATGATCTTTTAACAGGCGTTAGAATACGCCACGTTCCTGTTACTGCACTGTTTGGCGTAGACGTTGTATAATGTAGCTCACCTGATGTTGGAAGGTTTACACTAACAGGCTTTAGATAAACACCGTTTGTAAGTGCGCCGTACTGTACATTTTCTGCGTTTCGCATAAACAAGAATAATGCAACTGCGCCAACTTTATCTATACTGTCTATGTCAAATGGATCGTCGCGATAGTCAGGTGCTTCGTCATACCAATGAGCTGTGTCTGTATCCCAATACTGATTTACATCTGCATTATACCAGCAACGGATAACTCCATTCTTAACGTAGTATACAGTAGATGAAGTCCATGTGATACCTTTTGTATTATGGAGATACTCAAAAGAGCTAAGGTGACTTTCATATAACAATAAGTTTGACTCTCTACGTGAGTACACGTCTAATGAAAGTGGCTGATCTATAAAGTATACTGACGTTTGTATGTCTGTCTTTTTATAATATGGTAAGTCGCTATACGAGTACCATCTATTATCTGAAATTATCCAGGTGCTTTCGTTATATTCCCACCCGTCAAATGGTGTAAGATCAGTATCGTATAATGTAACTAAATTAGGCGGTTCTAATGTTATTCCAAACTGCTGATATAGCTCTTCATAAGTATACCAGCCATCATTATAATAATATTTCATATCTGATTCCTCATAGATGTATAGCTCAATCTTCGTCGTTTTCGTCGTACACAAGAATGAGTTCAGTTTCACCACGATACAAAACTTGAGTGCCGTTTACAAATCTATATCCTAAATCAGAGATATATGATTTCTCAACCCATGTGTGACAAATAGTTGGAATGCAGTATTCTTCTGAATAAGAGTCGTAGTAGCAAGGCAATAGTTGAAGTGTATCGTCAGGCTTAAATACGAGCAGAGATTCTCGTATAATGCCATAATTTTCGTTAGCATAAAATTCTTCATAGCTTATGAAGCTGTGATCCATGTAGATTCTGTCATTTGACGAATCATCATAGACTTGCTTTGTAGATTCTAATTCAGAGTCGTACATATATGAGATATATCTGATAGGCTTATCTGATTGCCAAGCATAAGTATCATATAAGCTGTTCCAGTATAACGAAGTGCTATCGTCGTACCAAACGAGAGGGTTGCCGTGCTCATCAAGAAGTGAGTTTCCAAAATCGTCTTTGATGATAATTTCACAAGGGTAAATGGTTATGCCTGCATACTCATAAAGATAGTCTAATGTGATAAAGCCGTGATTTACAGGCGCTAGAAAATCTACAGAGCCATCATTATATATGTAGTTTGAAATATCAGTTGCAAGTTGAGTGTAAGTTCTAGCAACGTCTATTATAGAAGCTGCTCTATATAGTGTTGTGTCTAACTTATACTCATATATAGATGTATCAGTTATTTCTTGAATCCACGATTTAGGTGTGAAGTGTGACGACCAAAATCCGTAGTCTTCGTTATACCGTAAATCGTAATCTGACAAAGTGCCATTATCATCTATGTAAGTTGCAAGTGCTGACGATGGTGTTGTTGTGTATCCAAAATTGCTAATATGAATAGGTGTATCACTACCGTCCCACATTAGCGAATTATCTTCATTATACACAAAAATGCTTATCTCTGTTTGTACATTATAATACTGTGTAAGTGTGTAATCATCAAGCACTATGTCTGTGTCGTACTGATATATGAAGTCAGTATCTGATAAAATGCTTATGAAATTTGCATTGTCTTTCACGTGTATAGTGCCATTAACTATTGAGTCTTCACTTGAAAGAATGCCATATAGATTACTCGTGTTATCCATGATACATCTATAATAGACGTATATTGAATTATCCGCTTTATTACGTGCGAAACTCAACAATGAGGGATTTACTTTATCAAAGCCTAACGCAATAAGCGTAGGTGTTGGAATGTCATCTGAATGGTGTTTATATGAGTTTTCGTCAAAAGCAACCCATCCAAGATTCCCTGTATGTACAAAGTAAACGTCTTTCTTATTAGGCGATAAGTATTTATCTGAAGTATACTTGTAAGCTTTTGAAATCTGTATAGTATCATTTACTATGTATCTTGTTATAGATGAGCTATTGTCAACGATGCCTTTTTTAGAATCTGCGTCAAGCACTGTGTTGTCAATCGGCTTCCATTGTATATCGTCTAACAAAGTGTAAGATCCTGGAAGTGAGCCTGTCGATTTAGAATATAGTAATGGGATACTCTGTACAGCGTTATCTTCTAAATATAAGCACGTACATAATACTTCATCTTGCTTTATAGCAGTTAGCTCATCTGAATTATCGTAGTTCCATATTTTATTAGTTTGTATTCCTTTGTACTTGTAAAACAGTCTGTTATCAGGATCAACAAAGCACACACGGCTATTATAATGAAATCTAAATGTTACCCATGCAGATTTGACTAAATCAAATTTATCGCCTTCATACCATGTGGAAGGATCAGTATGAAAGACTGTGTTATAGTCGTATCCTACGCAAGTGCAGCCATATAAAACTCCTAATGCGTATGAATACATCGCTTTATAGTCTAATGCTTTATAAATTTGACTACATTCTAATTTATCGTGGCTTTCACTGATAAGTTGTTTGTTTTGCGAGTCTATGAATTGTATAGTTTCATAGTCGTCTACGCCAAATTTGCCGTATAACTTTATTTGATTATCTTTTAAGTGATAGCCTGCAAAGCTAAATATATTTTCTATAAATTGTAAATCTGTTACGTTGTTAGGAGCTGAAACTGTTGAGTCGTAATCATGGAAAATTAGTGGCACAATTTTGCCATTACCCGATATCTCATTAAAGAATGCCTTCATTCCATCGCAAGGATATTCTATGTAGTCTAATTTGTAAATAAGCGCAGTAGGGTAAAGATAATTTACTATACTATCAAACACACCTAACTCTGTGTACTCGTCAATATGCTTACTAATGTATATAACTGATGGGTCATCATTTTCTGATATGATTTTCTCAAGCCCAAGAATAAATAGTAAGGATGGCTCGCATACGCGTGGACGATACAGAGTGCTATCATAATATGTAACAGTGCCTAGCCTAGATGTGTATTCCATAGCGTGATTCCTTACGAGTACATTAAGTGTAGAATGATGTTGTTTATAAGTGACTCTGTCTTTGATTTTATAGACGCATTTAGCTTATTGATGATGTACTTCGCGTCAGAGTCAAGCAAAATATTAAACCCGTTCTTTTTCTGATCCATTAAAGTTAAAATGTTGTCTAATGAAGATAAGCGTCCTATAAATCTACCTGATAGTAATCTTGCGGCTGATTTAGAAAGATTTTTAAGAATTTCACTTGGATCTACTTTATCGTAAAACTCACTATCGACAAACTTTGCGTCTTTTGTAGGACTTGAGTTTTTATAGTCGTAATATGCTTTATATAGTTTGTCACAAGCTGATCTAAAATCAGTAATAAGTTTTATGTCTGTCTCAGTGGATTCGTTACTATCTACGTTGTTTTTCGTGTCACTAAGTTGAGGTGTGTCACTACCCTTTGGCGGCTGTGACTTAAATAGATTGTATATAGCATTGTAGTCTGACTTCATCTGTTCAAGTGCAACGAGAATGTGCTTGCATGCTATACCTTTTCTTTCAGGATTTGTTTTATCGGGTGCACGTGTTTCACGATCTATACCAGTATTACTTTTCCATGATATATATTTGTAGCCACGATACAAAAACGCAGGACAAGTGCAACTTATTTTTATATCGCCATTTAGAGCTGACCTAAGTGACTTTAATTTATTGCCTGTTAAGTCAAGAAGCTGTATTGTAACGAGATACTGCTTATCGCCTTTACTTGATTTAACTGTGTAAAGTATTTTGTTATTCTCTACTTTGTAAAGTCTTGCAGGAATATTTTGCTTTGCAGCTTTTGACTTTGATCTATTATCTGATTTATTTACTATATCTACTGGGCGCATAATACATACCTTAAATAAAGCTATAATACATATTTTGATATACGCACAAGCTCAAAAATAAAATCCCATGATACTTAAAAATATCATGGGATTTTACGTATTAGCGATTTCTGTAGCGTCTTACAAGTGATTCGTTACGTTTGCGACGTTCATTATCCATGTCTTCACGGATTAGTTTTTCAAGGCGTTCTAATCGTCTTTCGAGAAGCTCTTTACGTTTTTTATTTTCAAGAATTAGTTTCTTATTCATTGTACACCTCATCTATGTTATTATGAAAATTACACATTAACTATGCGTTAAAGTCAAAATTATCTTCGCTAGGTTCTTCTTCACCACCGCCCGATTCTTCAGATGATTCATCGGTTTGCTTCTGTATATATTGACTCAAGTTCAATGCATCAACTATATCTTCGTCATTAGAAACTCTATTTAGCAAGGCTGCCATCAATTTAGCTTTATCAGAGTTCTCAACCGCATTCTCGTCGATTGACTTTATAAGCTCGACGATAGAATTTGCAGTTTCTATTTCAGCTTTTTGAATATCGGATAGACGTGTATCTTCAGCTGTTAAAATACGTGGCATCTCAACTGTGAAGCTTGGCGGTAAGATGTTATGTATTGAGCAAAACCAATAAACAAGATCTTTAATGCCTGACTTAATAATACGTTGGCACCGCTTAACTGTGCGTGCGTATCTTATGTCCAACTGTGTAAGTGTAGTATCGCCTATTCCGCCGGGTGCTTCATCAGACTGCCCTAAAAATTGTTTAGGAACTTTTAATGCTCCGTAATATCTGTCATCAAAGTAATCAATATCAGCAAGAGCACTAACGTTAACTTCGCCGCCAACTTCCTGAACAGTAACAGCGCCTTGTCCATTACGAGTTGGAAAATAAACGTTACCACCTGTTAAGATAGGTGAAGAACGCGAGCTAAACACTTCAGTGCTAACATTGATTGATTGCTTTGAAGACACTGCTGTTTTTAACTCTCTCATCATACGCGCAGTATCTTGTGACGATGCCGCACCAACGTCTACAGAAAATAAACGATAAAATGATGAGCGTGTTAATCGTGCTAAAATTAAAAGATCGTCTAATAACTGACGCTGCTTGTAATATGGGCGTGCAGCCTCTAAAAATGAAGCGCCATACTGTATATATGATGATCCATCGTCAGATAGATAATCCTTATTAGCTCTATCTGATATAAAGTGGATAAAAGATCTTTCAGGCAACAGCTTATTTCCATCTATTGACGGGTTATCTTTGCTCTGATCTTTATAAAGATAGCCTAATGGAACGCCAAATCTGTAAATGTGAACTACGTCCTCAGGTTCAGAGATTGTAAAGAAGTCACCGACGCTATACTCTTTACGATACTCTATATTAGAGTAGTTTGTGTTTAGAAAGCACTCACCGAATGCTACGATGTTAAAAGCAAGTGGATAAATAATATCGTTAATCCGTAACTTATTACGCAAAAAGTCGGTTACCATCTCTGCAAAGTCAGGATTATCGGCTGATTCAATCCATGCAGCTAATCCAGTATCAGCATCAATAAGAGATGAGTCTTCTGAAATAAGTTCTACTGCTGAGAGAGTGACGCCATCATTTAGCATTTCACGATAATCTTTGATTCTTGAGAGCCTATCATTTGAAAAATCTCGCAACGAAGTTATTAAATTGTTCTCACGATTCTCAAATAATTTCTCAAGCTTATCGTCTCGTGAATCGTTGCTATCTTTAACGACCTCTATCTTTTGACCTAAGCCAAATAAATTTTTAAAAAATGATTTTAGTGACATAAGTATCCTGTTACTAAAACCCTAGCATAAGCTAGGGTTTATTTACATTAGTGAACAATTTCCATTGTAAGGCCACCTTTCCAAGGATCGTTGCCCATTGCTTTTGTCTTGAATCTCCAATTACCAGTGTCCATGGCGGCAAATGAAAATACAATTTTTACTGATGAAGCATCTGATGAAATTGCAATCTTTGTATAAATTTGCTTATGACTAAATGCGAGTCTAATGAATGCTGAAATAATGTCTACCTTGTTCTTGTTATTTTTATCAAGACCAAATTCCTGATTGATTGAGTCGATGGCTGCCTTCACTAGAGGTACTAAGAACCAACCAATCTTTTGAAGCGATGACAGCTTGATAGCTTCTTCAGGAGATGAAAACGAAATATCAGTATCACGCCCGTTGCAGTTGTCTTTTATGCTAGTTTTTATTGCGAGAAGCTTTTTGAATTTTTTACTGTCACTGCAAACAGTATCGAACTTCTGTGAAAAATTCTTTTCAAGAGCACGAGGACCATCAGCCAATAAGTCTGAAAATTTACTTAACTCAAATAATTTGCAAAAGTCTTTAACAGTTTTATTACTTGAGCAGTATAATTCAACTAACTTGATAAGCTGCTCTTTCGTAGACATATCTGTTGTAGCTTCAAGAAACTCAAATAGCTCTCTTGCTCTAGCAGCACTAGGAGCATCGTCAACATAGTTTTGATTTAGAAGTTCAGTAAATGTTAAACCAGTGTCATTAATTTCAGCATCTGAAATTACGAAATCTTTAAGTGCTCTCATCGCAGGAGCAATAGATGGAGCGTTACCACCAGAGGAAGCTTTAGCTGAAATACCAATATCAGCACCGTCATCTGTCAAGATAGAATAGTCTATCATAGTGTCTGACATACCTTCATTATAAATAACGGCGTTGGCACCTTTCATGTAGTTTAACAAAAATACACCACCAATGATTTCACCAAAGTCTTTTGTAATTGCGTCTAGTGAATTTACAAGTGCATCAGAATCCACCTTACTCTTTGGTAGGTCATACGTTAATACTGTTTTTGCGCCTTCGGCTAATAATTCATCAAGAGTTACTTTTTCTTTTGTACCTTTATTTATTTGTGTACATATAAATATTAAGCTCTTTGCAAGTTCATGGGTAATTACATTACTGTCTGCTGAAGATGTAAGCCCTTCCTTGATGCTTTTTAGTAAAGATGATTTATTAAAAGTACCAGTGATACCGAGCTTTTGTGGTGACAATTCTTTTGACGCTAATTTAGTTGACTTTTCACCCCTAATTTCAGCTGACTTAAATATACTGGTCCACTTAAAACCGGCGCCACTAACTGCATTGTTAAAATCATCAACTGTAGTATTTTGAATGTTGTTAAGAAGATTACGAAGACGATCTTTAACTTCATTTGACAGTGGGGAAGATGGTACTTCACCGTCTTTGCCACCTTTACCTAAATACAGTTTACCATCGTTTAATAATATGTTGATAACATTTATAGCATATTTAAAGTTATGCCTTGTGTAATCACTCTTTGCACCAGTTCCCTGAAGAGTACCTTCATTGTTTATACTGCTTTCAAGAATCTTATGCAGAGATTCATATTTCTTGTTTATAAGTAGCATTACTTACTCCTTCACTGCTTTAAATTCATCTGTTATATCTAAAGCAAACTTCCTATCAAGTATTCTTTGTCTATTACTTACATATTTATTATAATATGATTTATGGATTTGTTTGGTATTAAAGTTTATTCATTTCTACTGCCAAATGAGTTTTATTACTGTATCATTTAGCATATACAAATTATTTTGATATAGTTTAACTATAGTCTAACACATAGGCCGTATATATGCGATCGGTATTATTTACTAAATCATACGTATCTGTTTCAGAGTTATATCTGAAATGATGACAGTCACTATATGTGTAGTCAAAGACGTCTTTAAATCCAACAACAACTTTATTGTTTAACCCTTCGTTTGTCCCATACACAGTGTCGTCTATCTGTATATGATTATGTAAGTAGTCTAATGAAACACCAAATCCGCTAATTGAATCTGACAATATAGAATCTGCATTTACCCAACTTATAGGCGAAATGCCAAATGAATTTAGATAAATGTCATCCCACGGAGTACCAGGTAGTGTGGTATACTGTATTTCTGGTAAAGATGATTTTAGCGAAGACGCATTTACTAATTTTAACCGACCTGACACTTCCTGTAAAGGTGAAGATTGTGTACCTACTTTACTTTTGTCAAAAATAGTTATAAACCATTCGTTGCTAGGGCCCCAATCATTTGGCCCGTTGAAGTCGTAGCGGCTAAAATTTGCTTCTGAAAAGTAATCTAGACTAAATGGTTCTAACACGTCATTACCTGAAACATCGGCTATACACGTACTTAATGTAGTGTTTATAGTATATAGCTCTTTAGGCACATATAAATAATATAGCTGTGTTTGTTGGTTGCCTGTAATAGCAGGCATAGAATCAGGCGCCCCAGGCTTACCATACTGTCGTGGGCATTTCTTAATGTACAACGCTTTTAAAACGTCTTTTTTATCAGAACAGTCACAGTGCTGAAATACAAATTTCTGAATACTGAAGCTACTTACGTCGTACCGCGTATTCCTGCATACTATTAGGTTATCTTTTGAGTGCCTTATCAAGCCTTGAAGAAACAGTGACTCTTCAAACTGATCTTTGACATACGCAGTATTACGCCTAATGTGAAATCTATATGGCGGAGTTGTTGAGTAATCTTCTACATGCGGATAAGATACTAAAAATCGGTCTTTACTGTATTTACAGTTACTATTTACATCATTAAAGCAGCATCTTACTGATAAAGGTATAGCATATTGTTGCCAATTTAAGTTATGTAATCCTTCAACGTCGCCGTCTGCTAAATTATCAGGATCGTTATCAGCTACCCACATTACAAGCACAGTTTCGCAATCACTAAAAGGTGGCCTATCGTTTAATGAGTATCTTAATAAGTTATATGGTATTTGCAAAGGCGGTTTATCAATGTACTCTTGTGGTGGCTCAAATGACAACTCAGTTGCTTTTCCAAAACCTGATACTATTATTGGGATATTCCCTAAAGAGGTACATCTATTTATATGAGTGCCGTCAGGATATTTTAGGCAAGGATCATGATGCTCACTACAATAATAAAGAATACGCCTTGTTGCTTCTAGGTCTATGTAGTCTTTTTTAAGATCGTCATGTATACCTTTATAAGTGGTTGCTAAATTAGGGCCTGGGTATATATAGTAAGGTAAACCTATATGATCGCCTACATTCCACCAATTTTTACTTATTGCTAATTGCTGATAATTTAAATAATCTGCGTCATCGTCAATAGCGTCTTGTATAGCTACTTCACCGTTTGTCTTGCTAGGATCTGATGAGTTAGGATTTGGATCAGCATAAGCTATCCTATATTCTCTATTACTAATATCAGTGTATGCAGGATCACTTGCGTTAAGATGTAAATTTGATAAAGTGTCTACGCCACCGTCTCTCTTAACGGTGGAATTGTATTTGTAGACTATCTGCTCATACGTTGGATTTGAGATGCCCTCTTGAATTAACTGATCTCTTATATCTTTGTAAGTTGGGTAAAATTCGCCATACTCGTTTTTTAGATCAACGTATTTCATGCCAGGTGTTAAAACGTCGCCCTCTTCAAAGTAAATCTGATTAAATACACCTTTTTCTTTACCTGATGGAGCGTTGCGTCTTCTACCTACTGCAGGTGAATAGCCATAAAAATAATAATTACGCTCTGTATTGTAATGGTATTGTGCTTCAGCAGGTCCATTTTTTAAGTACCAATTATGGTGAAACTTGTTAGCCACTATGCTATCTCGTAAACCTGATTTTGCAAGAACAGTGTCAGGTAAGTTCCAACAATAAAAGAAGTCGCCTGATGATACAATTATAGAATAGTAAACGTACTTTGTAGTGCCATTATGAGTTACTTGGCATTTTGTCCAATCGGTTGACGTAAATCCTATTTCAGGTGAGTGAAATACCATTAAAGACATACCGCCTTCTTGGCATGGTTTGTCGTCCCAATAGTTTCTAAGATCGAAGTATTTTGGAATGCTTAAATAGTGATCTACGTAATGCTTTATCTCGTTCTTTTTGCTGTCAGGCCATACAGAATTGTCAGCCCATTCGTCAGGACCATCTAATGACTTTGTAACGTCTAATTGATCATACGTTATAACTCGCTCAGGACATGCGTTACATAAAGCTCTAACTTCGCCTAATTGACTATCGCCATCACTTGTAGGCACGTAGTCGTCACCTGCAGAGTTGACGCTAAGTTTGCTATATCTTGGAAATATAAACTTATAATAGATTTCTGTGTTCATGCTGTCACCAAAATGATGTTATAGTTAAAGGCTACTCTGTATAGATAAGTGAAAACGGCGGCTGTGGAACTTGTTGTCTAGTATATCCTTTACTTCTATCATAAGTCTTTTCCCATTCTTGTCTTACATTAAGCTGTACGATTTTGCCATTTATTCTAGTGTCTATAGTGCTAGGGTCAGGATCAACTGCAAAAGTGTCTGTTACAAACGCGATAGTCCCAATTTCTTCATCAGGATCCATATTCCACCATGGCCATCCATCTAACTTGCTTCTATCAAGCACATTGTTGTAAACCGCGTTGCTTATTGCGTCTTTATTATGTTCTGCATTAGTAACTGTGATGCCATCTATCTTCAATACGAGCTTTTCTTGACTATACAATAAGTTTAACATATCGTAATCTTTATCTGTTATCAAATCAGGATCATCGCCACCGCCTGTTACTAATTTTGCTGTGTAGGTTGTAACGCCTGCTATAACTTCTTTTGTTATAAAGTTTGTAACGTAAGTTGAGTATGATGCAAAAATTCTAAGTAGTCCGTTATCGTGAAGTGAGTCAGCTATATCGTATGCAGATTGATCTGAATCGTCCATGTCCATGATCTTATCGTGCTTTTCGTATATAGCTTGCGTTGTATTATTGTTTGTTGAGTCTTTTCTTATACGCTCAAGTATAGTTTCTACGGCATCATAATTTTGTGCAGCCGTCGCCATCATTAGTGGCGTATAGTTATAAGCGTTAAAGTATTTTTCAGTTGCGTGGCCGTCTTCATAGTTAGGGCTATACAGTGGCCCACTATAATTATTAATAAGGGCTTTAAGTATTTCTGTGTTTGGATTAGACGACGCGTCAAACACCATAAACTTTGTAGCTCTCAATGGAGACTTGAAATCAATACCTATCTTAACAGTTACGTTTATATAATTGCCTTTTTCATCAAATACAGGTTTCCATCCTTTCTCATACTGAATCTCTTCTACGATAGCACCGTAATTTGTTTTAGTATAGCTTGTTACTTCTACACACTTATTGCCGAATAGAATTTTTATAGCATCGACATTACCTGCCATTATGGCTGTCTCTAAAGGTGACTTACCTTTATTACAAGCAAGCTCTATGTTAGCACCGAAGCCTGTGTATTTTGGCCATGCTTTACTATTATCACTGATAGGATTCGCATTATTACTTGTACATAATAAAACTATGTACAGTGGATCAACTTGATTAAGAATGGCAAAACATAAAGGTGTTAATCCGCTGTCGTCATTTTCGTCTACATCGCCTAAGTTACTTATTAAAGTCTCTAATGACTTGTAACTATCAAAGTCGCTAACTTCTATGTATCTTTTATTATCAACTAATTTCATATTCTATAGCCTGCTTAATATCAGACGACTTTGATAAGCCGCACGAAATGCTCAATCTAATAACTATCAAAAATTGATACTAATAAGCATAGTTTAAGTGTAAAGTCTTTTAAGATGTTTACGAATAAGCACCTACAAAAAATCCCTCTATTTTTGATAGAGGGATTAAGCTTTATTAATTATTCAGTTTCGTCTACGTCATCAGAATCATACGATACACTGTCTGATAACTCTGCAGCAGAATCTGTAACTTCTTCATCATCAGAATTAGGAATAAGTTTAATGCCACCTAATGTATCAGCAAGTGCACAATAGTATGCAAGTCGTTCTTTAATGAAATCGTCAAGCTCGTCTTTTGCGATTGTATATTCTTCACCTTCATACTGAACTTTCCATCCTCTTCGAGGAATACGTTCAACAATTCCATGATACTCAAGCACGGATCGTACGGCACCTGCATTTGAGATGCCTTTTCCAAAATGAATAGTGATTACTTTTTTGAGTAACGGACGAGCATAACGATTTTTATCAGCCCAAATCGCAAGATCACATCCGTAAGGAACAGGTTTGTCATACCCAGGAAGGTTCTGCTCTAATTTTTTAACAACCTTCATCATTAATCGGATGTCCATATAGTAACCTAATGCTTGACCGCCTGCCTGTGCAAGTTTAGTTACCTGTCCATAGCCCATTGCGATTTTAGTTCTCAACTGATTAATGAAAATAACCGTCTTGTTGGAATTTCTGAAACGAGCTTTAAACTTTTGCATGAAGTTTGATTGCAAACGGGCTGCAACGCCAGGCTCGTTCATTTCGTCTACGTTCTTCTCTGTTAAGCGCCCAGGTACTGTTGCTGTGATACTATCATAAATAATCAAAGCAACTTCAGGGTCCTCTAAAACTTTGCATAAAAAGTCATCAACCTCACCGTATGTTTGCAAACGGACAGGAAGGAATAGCATTTCATCTACATACTCACGAAGGCCAAAACAGTCGATCTGATTTCCATTAACACCTGATTCGGTGTCAATATAAACTACACGTTTACCTTGTGAGCAATATTTCTTTGCAATATGAAAGCACATAGTTGATTTACCGCAACCTGATTCAGAAGCGATCTCGATAAAAGTACCTTCAGGAATACCACGCCCATCAGAGATTACGGCGTCAAGAATAATACTGCCTGATGGATGAAAAACTTCTTCTTTTGTCGTTAAGTCGATTAATTCGGAATAGAATTTTTTGTAGTCAATGCGACCTGCCATATAAGCTCCTAATATGTTAAGTAATAATTAGTTTGTAATGTACATATACATGTCTATATTGCCAAGTTTAATCTCTTTTTGAAATTCGTTCCAAGATAAATTGCCACCTGACTCACGATAATTTTTAAAAGCTACCGATCGCTCACCTACGCATTTCTTTTGTGCTATACTATAATTACGCTTTTGTTCGTCAGATCTATGCTTTCCTTTGTTAGACTCTGATATAGCGTCTTTCTGTGACTGAGGCATTATGTATCCTATATGTGAGTCGCGCATCTTTTTTCTTGATTCTTCTGATGCCTTTTTACCATAGCGAGGTGATTGATCACCCTTTTTACCGTACAACCAATGATTCTCTCCAACGTAACCATAATTATTTCCTTTATGGGCGTCGCTAATCTTTTTTCTTGCCTCTTCAGAGTGGTGTTTACCATAAAGTGGATGCTTTTCGCCTGAAAGGTCAGCATGATTCTCGATAAGATGTTGTCTATGTAAGTCTGATAATGGCTTACCTTTGCATCTATCGCTTATAGCTTGTTTTCTTTTTGGGTCTGAATAAGCTACTTTATTAGCTTTGCTAATTTTAAATCTTGTTAAATCAGAGACTGCGTGGCCTGTTAATGATCTTGATCTCTTTTTACGTGTTTCAACTGATGCACTGTGTATTATATTATGCTCTTCTGGAGTAATAAACACAATATATTTTCCATATTCAAAGTGTTCGTTGCCGTCTTCGTCTATCTCGAATCCCCATAGCTCATAATGTTCATCATTATACTTTCTTTGTTCTTCTGTATCTCTTAAGTGGTGCCTATGAATAGCTTTTGGATCAGGATTATACTGTAATGACTTTTGAAGTCTTCTACAAGCACCATCCCAATGATGATTAGCAGTTTTATTCTTACATGCTAATTTCCACTCATAATAATTCATATAACTTATCCTTATAGTAGCATGGCTGTATAAATACAAACTGAATAGAATTTTTTATAGTCCAACTTCGCCATACTAATTATTATCTCCTATCATTTGTTTGTAAGTGTAACTGTTATTAACATAATACACAGAGCGTGGCTGTGATTTAACTAAATTTGCATTACGTGTTCTATAAATTATGTAAACTAAAAATTTATAATAAACAACCCTCGTACATAAATACGAGGGTTAACTTATATTTTACATATTGTCTAAATAGTCAACTGTTTCAGCAACTATCTGATCAATAGATGTGTCGATGTTGTCGTGAATCAGTGACGCATATTTTCTACATCCGTTAAATTGACTATTCTTAGGATAGATAAGAACCATTTGATGGTGTGCAGGCGTTGGAGTTATCACAATCAAAGCTGATTTGCCATTCTTTGTTACCTTCAAATCAACTGCATCTGTGCATGAGTATGTTAGAGCGTCATTGAATGTAAATTGTAAACCACTAATTTTTGATAAGGCTCTATCAAGAGCAAAGAAAAAGTAACGTCTATCTGACAAATAGTCAGAGCTATCTTTTTTAGACTCAATCTCTGTAATTAAAGCTTTAAACTTATTTAGAGATGCACAAAATCTATCTGCAAATGAGCTTGTCTGCTTTGCGACTTTTTGTAAATTTTCAAAATGCTCTAATGCGCAAGGCATAAGTGATTTGATTTCACCGGTGTCGTTGTCAAAGTCATCACTGTAAAAAACAAATCTTAAAAGCTTTGAAGCGTATTCTGACGTTGTTTGTAAAGAGTCTAACAAAGTATTAACTTCATTTTGAAGACTGCAAAATTGATCTACTGTTGCCATGTTACAATGTCTCCTATTATATGTTGGAACTTAAGTTATAGCAACCTATTTACTACACCATAAAATTCCACCGAATAGATTTTATATACACGTTTATGTAGAATAAGTTAACTAAATACAGCTGCAAGGTGTAGAATCACTGATGATTAATCCATCATTATTGTTTCCTTCACCTGCTTTTATGAAATCGACTTCGGCATACCTTGTTAAGTGAAGTGTATTATCTTCATCTGACGAAGCTGTTGCCATGTATAATCTATATTGGCCACAAGGTGTCTTTAACAAAACAAGATCACCTTTTTCTATATCAGACGCTTCAACTTCAGATAGCTTATATATTTTACTGTATTTAGCTTTATTGTCAAGTAATGTGTGATTTGAGTAATCTGTTGAGAAATCTACAGACATAACTTTGTTCCCCAAATGTAAAAGTATATAAAAAATAACTTTATTCTATAATAAATCAAAAGTAAAATATCGTATAAAGAATGCTTCATTTTTACAGGGACTAATGCATGTGATTGATTATTGTACATAGCAGGTCTCTGTCTATTGTAGTATTCTATTGAAGTAGCGAACTCTGTATTTAGAAATGAGTTTGAAAATTCAGCTTGCACTTTAACTGCATTATTATTTTTCACGTAGCATTGACAAGTTGAATTATTTACGGCATCACATATATTTGTAAACGGAATTATTATTAGCCTATCTTCTAAACCTACGTGAAATGCAAGTGTGTAAAGTTTATTCTTAAATTTGTAATTGTCTATGTAGTCTAAAATAACGATAGGCTTATGTGAAGCAAATAAAAGCAGATTCTCTAAAAGTCTTTTTGTATCATAGTCAATTTGATAAAACTTCATCCATAGCAAATAGTCAAGTCCAATAAATGATAAATAGCTCGATAATTTTGCAAAATCGACGTCTAATGAACTTTTTGCGTATGTGTACACAAACTCATAAGGATTATAAAATCGTCTTGTGTAAGCGATAATTTTATCGGATGATACGATAGACTTATTATGTACGTAGTCTGAATGCTTTAGCTTTCTAATAAAAGAATCAGTATACTCTTTATTTGTGGAGTATACTGACATCACATTTCTTGTTATTAGTCTTACGTCTAATTTGCTGTCAACGAGATCATATATCATTAGTTTGTATCTTCTTCATCTGAAGAATCATCAGCTAGAGCCTCTTTTAACTGATCCAACGTTTCCGCTGACATACCCTTTAGTAAATTATAAATTTCATCCACTCGTGCAGTGTTATCAGTGTCAACAGCTTGTTTAGAAACTTGACTGCATATACTCATGATTTCAGCTTGCGCACGTTTTGCTTCTTTATAACGTGCGTTTAGCTCTCTTGCGTCAAGCTTGTCTACATTAACGTTGTATAGTTTATCTTCGGCCTCTGCGATAAATTTGCTAAGTGTATTTAGTCGATTTAAGCTTGCAGCAGAGTAATATGAGAGAAAGGCTGTGAGTTTACGTGCCACTAACGTTAAATTATTTGCCAACTCAACTGGGATGTCTGCGATTACCGCTTGGTCAATCACGAGTTGAGCGTCTTTGCTTTTATCTTTATTAGGGTCTACAACAGAAATATCAGTTGAAGCTGTTTTGTGTTTTGCCATGACTATACCTATATGCTATAAAATATCTTTAGAGCTTATAACGCGCTCTACAGTTTTTACAGGTTTATTATACTTTGTAGAAAGCTCTTCAACAGTTAAGCCGTTGTTATAATCTTCACAAATTGAAATGTCAAGGAGCATATTTTTAACAAGCGCAGTGGATGGAATGTTAAATTTGTCCTCTTGAAACACGTCAAGAAATGCGAGAAACTTATCGCCTAATAATTGATATAGCGTATTAAAATAGTTAGAGCCGTTTATGGCGTCGAGTTTATCAGCAAGAATCTCAATCTGATCGTCTGTATAATTATTATAGTAGCTAATTAAGTCGCAAGGCGTTTTCATATTTTTAACCTCTGAATATGATTCCCAATCGTCAAGTTCGTCTTCACTGTCTGAAATAGCATAGTGTTGCTTTGCGCCGTTCGTTTTGAAAAGCATCCACGTTTTCAGCGATACTGTCCTAAACGAGTCTATTGAGTTTATGCAAAGCCCATCAGCGTCAATTATATCGGAGTTTATCTCTGTTGTTTTTGGATAAACCACTTGAGTGTCGAGAATATCATCTTCTGTACTTATTAGTTTGTTTGATCTGAATATGAAGTTAGACAAAGTGTTACGCATACGCGTAAATAATACGTTCCGTAAATTTATAATGTCATCATCATTATTCAGTGTAGAAAGCTTTATCGTAAAAGCGACAGCATCAGCTGTTGCTAATTGATAAAGATCTTCTTTATCAAAGTGCTCAAGATACTTTATGAAGCATTTTGCAACAACAGCTTTTGATAGGTTATAAGAGTATTCCCAACAAAATTGATTTGGTTTGCCGTTTGTAAAAAACTCACTTAATTTTGGAATTGGAATAGCAGGTTTTGTAGATTTTCTTGGCATATATAATATAAAACTCCATAATATATAAAGTAAATTTATATTATATTATATACATGAGATTTCGTAATAATTAACTATTCTATGTACAATAATGAGCCCTTTAACGAAGTAATATAAGCTTCGTAGTCACTCATGTTATGGCTATGTAAACAATCAAGAATTTCGCCAAAATCTTTAAGTTCTTTGCCTTCAAAATTAGTTGGCGGCTTTAATCGTCTTATATGTATGCCTTTATCCATTCCTGAATGCTTTAACTGTAAACGCTTTGCTGCATCGTTGCCTGCGTTGTCGTTGTCAAATGCACAGTATAATGTTGAGCATGTCCCTAATAAAAATGATAGCACTGTATTTGAAACGGCTGTGCCGTTTGTAGCTATAACGTACGGATAAAAGTTTCTTAAAAAGTCAGAATCAAGCGCAGACTCAACAATAATCCAAGGTTTTGAGTATGGCTTATTGTTTACACCTGCACCGTACGGAATGTATTGACACTCATTATAGTATCTGAAAAGCTTATCGCCACATGATCTAAACATAATAGCTGTAACTTCGCCATTTACTATATTAGGCATAGCTATACATTTACCTTGTTCTGCGATAAACTGTTTTAGATATCCGTCTAATTTATCATAACGAAATGCGTCCATACTCGTTGCTAATCTATACGGATTATTGAATGCTAACGAATAGGACGCATATTTGTTATATGGCTGATCTATTTGTGGAAGTGAGTAAAAGTATTCAGTTAAACTCATAATAACCTAATCAGCATCAGATTGATCTTGAAGTGTAAACTCACCTTTGTCAGCAACGTAAATTCTATCCCCGTACTCTATAAACTTCATGTCGTGTGTGATTAAAACAATCGACAGGCCTGTTTCAGCACACAAGGTTTTTAGAAACTCCATAAAGTTAGGCACATAAATCTTTGATAGCTGTGAAAGTTGCTCATCAAGAAACAAGTATTTGTCTACATCAAGGTTGATTATGTAGAAAATTTGGATAATTGATGCGATAACTACAAGGACACCGCCTGCGACGTTAGAGTTCTTTACAGGAATCAAGTTGCCATTATCGTTAAGCAAAAGCTCTACGCATTTTGTGTTACGCTTATCGACTACTTTTATCTGTATAGAATAGTTACGGTCAAAAAATATTTTCTTTAATCCTATTGTGATTAGCTCTTCTAATTTCTTTAACAATGAATCAGAAAATTTGCTAATAATGTCGTCTATAATAGGTTTACAGTTTCTTAATGTGGCTTTTTCATTTTCTAATACGCTGATTCTGTTATCAACGTCTGCTATAGAAGCTTTTGTGTTCTCTATAGCAGACTGAATGCCGCGATATTTGATCAGTGTATCAGTTAAGCACTTTTCAAAATCAGCATTAAGCATATACTTATTCCCAATACACGTATGCTGATTTAGAGTCAACATTAATCACAACTTTCGCAGCGTCCATGTTCATTACTTTTAAACCGGGCATATAAGACACAGTGAAATCTTTGTAAAAAGAGTTATTAGCAAAGTCAGAATAATTTACAGTAAACATAAAATAACCTCCATAAAATGTGTTTGTAGTATTCGTATACATAGAATCACTTCAAAGTTAAACACTTTATGGAGGCTATTTTCAATTATGGTAAATTTGTTAAGACGGGCAAATGTTTGCAAGGATAACTAACAAAAGTTTGTCAGAAAGAATTCTAACTTGTCTAAACTACGTTGTATGGCTATTTCTCATGTGATACTCATAAAAATCTGATGACGCGTAAGAAGCACCAATCGCAAACTCATCATCCATTATAGCATTAGGCTTAATACATTCTTCTGCTAAATAAGATGCACCTATCGTGAAGTCGTCAGGCTGATCTTTGTCTTTATAGTAATCATAATGATGAGTTCTTCCGTGAATTGTAAAGTCATCAAATTTTAAAGCGGGTGTCTGCGTGAAAATGCCATCACGTGTTCCATGCTTGCTATGTGATCTTCGTGTGCAAGTTTCGTAAGCATACTTATCGTCTGATACACGAGTTACTTTTATAGGATGAGTGTTAACTTTATATCTGTGATTAAACTGCTCACATTTAGCTTTAGCTTTTTCTAATGTGTCATACTTTTTAACTATATACTCGTCGCCGTCGTCAAATACAAATCGAACAGCAAAACAAGACTCACTAACTTTTAAATTGTAATGATACTTTGTAAGAGGATACGCGTTAAACACACGATGATTTTTCTCGAATAACATACTTAAGCTCTCTATATAATGTGGTTACTAAATTAACGAAATTACCTTTTATTATATAGATATTTAGACGAATTACAGTAGTATGAAAAATTCTGATGCTTATAAAGTTTGCGCGGCACTACATAGAAAATTCTTTTAAGCTGAATTAGCAGCGAGAAACTTTCAAAAAATTTCTTAATCTGAAAAAATCGCGCGGGATTCTACATAAAATTCAGTTTAGTTGAATTAGACGGTACATGAAGATGGATACTAATATATAAAATATAATATTATATATTAATATTAATAAAATATAATATATTATATTTATCTTTATTTTATGAAATGAAGATGTAGAATGTAGTGTTTATTCTACTATATACAAATTTCTTTAGAATGTGCCGCGAATTTTGATAGAAGGCTCAAAAATTTTCTGCTTGATTAGAAATTTAGAAGCAAGACAGCGGCAGAAATTTTGATTAACAGTGAAAATTTCGCTTGATAGCTTTCAAAATTTTGTTTAATACTATAAAGAAGGTATACCAAATTGAAGCACATTTCCTTCGTAAAAAATAAAATAGAATATCCCTATAAGTACGCTACATTATTTTAAGAAAGTCTACGTTATGTACCATTTGCGTAGAAAGTTTATTAAATTTTAACACAGAGCTTTATTAGATGCGTCTTATTCAGCAAAGTGCTGTGAGAGAACATTATAGCATTCACGCGGTAGCCGTTTGTTACTAACTATAAAATGGCAAGCTCATTGACTAAATACAATGTTAAGCTTCCACCCTGTCGTATATCGTGTTACATCTCACTAATTACAAGTTTCGCACTATGTGGTCGGTTATCTTGTAATTGATCATGGAAATCCTCGGTAGCCGTACAGATTCCACGCACAAGTCAAATATACTGACCTGAATACAGCCCGCAGTCGCATAACATACGAGCAAACATGTCGGCAGCTTATCTTCATTTTATGAAATGAAGATGTAGAATGTAGTGTTTATTCTACTATATTCTGTTATGCTCAACTTTTTCAGTTTGCAGATAATACCATTTCTTTCAATGCTGCAAACCCTAATTACGTGATTTAATTAACAAATAATGGAAATTTAGCGATTCATTATTTGTTATCACGTATCAGGATGATCAATCGCTAATCTGATTTTGTTGTTTGTACACCCAATAGTCTGCTGTCATATCGCAGTTTGCTTATTCAGTTTTTGAACAGTTCATAACTACTAATTAGAGTAACTCTAACTGACGCCCCTACACAGGATGGGAAGTTAATCTCCAATGGTAATGCGATGTGTACTACGTATCTTCCATCAGGACATAGGATCTAAATCAAGTACATAAATTATATACAAACAAAAATCCCACTATTTAACCTGTTACGGAAAAATAGTGGGATTTTATAAAGAACATAGACAGTTTATTAGGTGATAAGTTCTGCTTTCACCATCTGTCTAATATATTGATATTGAGAAATTTTTAGCTTATCCAATTAATCGCCATCTTCCAAACTTATCTTGCTCAACTAACACATTTAGCACATTTCCGCGTGCAAATTTACCTGTGTTATAGTAAGTTAGAATACGTCCAGAGTTGTCTGCTATTATCTCTACAGGCGTTTGATGAGTGTGACCGCATATTATTGTATGGTAGATTCTTGGTTGCTTAGAAATGAAATCTAAGGCGCCATTTGCAACTCTACGATCTTCACTGTTTAATGAGTCTAATGTTACTTGTTTTGGTTTTTGATTAACTTTATTATCACTTGATTGATCTGTATAGTAATCTCTACCTCTCAATAGATCTTCTAAATCAGGTGAGCAAACATTAGCAACTATATCACTTGCAAAAGTACCCATAAGACCTAAAAAGTTTTTTCCTGAGCACAGATAGTCAAATTTGTGGCCATGCTCAAAAATAATTCCACACCTTGAAAACATATTATCTTCACGCGTGTTATATTTTACAGTCTCAACAAGCGATAGTCTAGGGAACCCAGCAACGTCAGAAAAAAATTTAGCGTCTTTATCGTGATTCCCTGCTACGTAAATAATGTTACTTGTATATAGCCACGGCTCTATTGATGATAGCAGGAGTCTATACGCGTATGAGTAGTAGCATGAAGTGTACCCATATTCTCCGTTTATAACGTCACCTAATAAAACTAACATGTGCTTATTATCGTTAAATAGACCTTGCTTTCCACTAATAATGATTTTATCACAGAATCTTTTTAGAGTATAAGCTTCGCCTGATAACGGACTTCCATCTGACGAAAACACATAATCGTTCCTGCCTGCACATTTGGGTGACGCGTCGTTACCTATATGCAAGTCACTAATTACACAAAATTCCGCTCGATTGTCGTCTAATTTAGTATAGTTAAAAATTCCAGATTGTACACTTTCCATGTTGTTACCTCATAACTTACAATATATAAAAGAAAAGCTACGCTTATTGGTGCGTAGCAAACCATCATACAATATCGCGAGTAGTATGAGACAACTAAACCCGTTGTCATTAGGATAGCAGGACTTTAACCTACTTCTCTGTTAAGCGCTTTACACATATAAGCTATATCCTAATCATATACTTAGATATTAACTGCCCTTTTTCTTAAACCCATGAATTTTGTAGTCAGAAAAGTCCTCATGGACATGTTCTTCCTTTATTTGGATTTTGCGTCGTTTAAAATCGTTTGATTTGTTTCGTTCAGAGCAGTTATTTTTCTTGTAAGATTTTCCCATATTTAAAGATTACCTATTGTAAATATTGATTATCGCCTGTGTGCTATCATCGAAGATTAAGATGTTATTTTGTGAGCTAACCATCTTATCGTTTATATAGATATGTAAATCACGACAGTGTTTATCCTGAAACAACTTTAATGATTTAAGCAAACTATGCGACGGAACTTCATACTCTTTCTCTGTGTCCTCAACGTTGCCTACTTGTGTAGACTTCACAGTAGAGCAATGTTTAGCAGCCAATACATTTTTGATACTGACGTTTAGCTCTTTATTCTTTACAGAGATTCCAATCACATGCTTTGACGCTGAATACTCTTCAGCAAACACAACAAGCTTGTATAGCTCGTTACAGTCAACTGTTATATAGTCAGTGATGTTGTCTAAATAAGTAACGTTTGACTGATCAATGCTATTTTCAATAGTTACAAACTTAAATTTAGGCCCTGCAAACATTATCTTCTTTGCAGTATCACCTGTAACTCTACTAATAATAAGATCAAAGTTATCTTTTAATAGCGACTTCAACATAGCCGCGTCATCTCTATGTAATGTCATATCGACAAACTTATCAGATATAACAACACCTGACAACCTTGAAGTTACTGCCATTTGCGACTTACTGAATCTAATAAATTTGTCACGTGCGTAAGTATACTCTTGAGTATAACCCAAAACTGTGCTAATCGCATTCCTTAACTTAACAGAATTAATGTCACCTATATTTTCAATAGTGCCATTTACTTCAAATTTAGTTAGATCACAGTTTGAAGTTCTAAAAGGCATCCATCCGCCGCCAACAACTTTAAACTCGTATTGCCCGAACGCCTTGCGTATGATAAACTTGTCAGTGTCAGCACTACTTTTTACTAATGCATATAAGTCTGACACTGATGCAGCACAAGGCTCAATTATTGTATTATCACCTTCGCAAAGTCCAACGTAATACTCGATTAAATTAAATGCATCATCAATCGATCTGCAGACAAGCTTGCCATTCTCAATATGAAGACTAACGATTCTTGAAAACTTTGTCTTATCACGTGAGCTCATCGACTTAACAAACGAAATAAAATCTGTAAAGTCTTTACCATTAAATGTTAAGTATAACGTTTTGTCCATATTTTAAGCTCCGATTGAGTCAAGATACTTTACGATCTTTTCTCTGCACTCATACGGAATAGTAAGACTGTTGAAGTAGTCTCTAACGTTCATATCCGCTGATGAGTATGAAGTAGTTATAAATTGAATCAGATCTTTCATAGTTAGATTTTTGTCACTGCTTTTGTCGATTTGATTAACAAATACTTCTTCAGCAGGCTTACATGCCACATTTATGTATAGCCCATTATGTGTTACACAGTTAAACACTAATATACGAGGCACACGTGTTTTGTTATATACTTCAGACGTGCACCGTGACAACGACCCAGGCATATATAATTCAGTGTTACCTACGATACGTGTATCACAAGGTGCATGATAATGGCCCAAAATCATAGCATCGTAGTTAAGATTTATCAAATCGCTTTCGTGTAACGAGTCAAATGCAACGCCAAACTCAAAATACCTATGTGCAACGCACACTTCGTATTTATTTGTTTTCTTTGACTCTATTTCTTCAGGGTAATTATAGCATCTGAATATAGTGTTGTCGATTTCCAATTCAGAAGGTGCTAATTTTAAGTATCCTGTTGCAATAAGAATCCCAAGAGCTGTGTTAGGCAAACTATCCATGCGATTATTTTTAATATCGTGATTGCCTACAATCGTGTAAACAGTGATACCTTTTTCAGTTATCTTCTTAAAAGTATTTATCACAGTAGCAAGGTACTGTATAGAAGTTATTGGTGAGTCAAACACATCACCTAACATTATAAATGTGTTACATCGTCTTACATTTACTGTGTTAGCTATTGATTCAAGCTTTGCTAAAATAGTATTAGGGTAGTCGTCAACTCGTGATATAGGCGACGTTCCCTTTAAGTGAGTATCACCTATAAATATAACGTTCATTGGGCTGCCTTTATTTTATCATATTGCTCACTAATCTTTTTAAGCTCGTTTTCTAATTGATTAGTAAGTGTCTTTATAATCTTGTCAACCGATTTTACAGTCGATAGATCATAGGAAGTGTACTTTGATTGAATGTTCTCGATTTCGGATTTTAGCTGCTCACGTCGTGCTTCGTACTTTACGCGTTCTGCGATAAGTTCAGTATGCTTATTTTTTAATTCTTGAAATTTTGCAACAAGGTCGTCCATAATATGCCTCATAAAGATATAAAAAATCCCAAACACTCATCATGTTTGGGATTGAATGTTTCATATAGTTTATATACACAAACTATATTATATTTTGGAACTATCCATTTACAGATTTCTTAAATTTGCTCGAAACTTTGAACTTAACAAATTTCTTTGCAGGCACATTTACAGTTTCACCTGTTTTAGGATTTCTGCATGTACGAGCAGCACGCTCATTTACGCAGAATCGTCCAATTTCGCCTAACGAGATTTCTTCACCTGACGTAACAAGCTCAACAACCAAAGCACTAAGTTTATCTACAACGTCTTTTGCTACGTCAATAGAACGAAGATTGAGAGCTTCTTTTACTTTCTTTGCAAAATCATCTTTAAGCATACTAAGTCTCCTTATAATGTATAGTAGTTAAATCCACTCTTCATAGGCATAGCCGTGATTTGTGGAGTAAAATATTTTATGTATTCCTAAATTTTTTATGTATTGAGAGCATGCAACACACGGCCGTGCTAATCCAAAATTACCGTCACGTCTTATCCTAACGATATATAACTCAATATCCTTATAATTGATATTTTGATATCTGAGCGAGTTAAGACAAGCAATTTCAGCGTGGAGGCTATGCATATTTTTTAACTCACTTCTACAGTTAAACTCACGATATGAATCGTACATTTTTTGTAGCGGGTGAGTTTTTAGTTTGTTTGGCGAAGCTGCTATAATCTTATTCTTTAATACTGCAACACATCCAAGATGGTATACATCAAATTTAGAATCCATAGCGATCTTTGCAGCATGATCAAAAAACTTAAGTTGCTGTTTAGAAAATTGCATATCGTTTCCCACGTTTACGAACGGTTTAGACATATTTAGTATACATAGAAAAAGGAAGGCATTTAACTATATTTATGCCTTCCTTAATTTTTATGTGTGTATTCTATTTCCGCATAGTGGGCATACGTCAAATTTTGACATTTCTTTATGAATAGCATTTTGCGAGTTTTCTATTTCCTTTATTGATTTCTCAACATTAGAAAGAGTATCGAATTTTGATTTTACCACAAATGCGTCTTCCATAAACGATATGATGTCTTCATTTTGAATCGATAGTGTATTTACGATTTTATCACACTTATTATAAGCTAATAAAAGATTTCTCTGTCTTATTAAATCTTTTACAAGTGATTCTTTGCTTATATAGTCATTACATACAGAATCGCACTCAACGTTTTTAGCAATCGCACTATCAATTTTAGCAAGCTCTTGCTTTGACTTTGATAGCTTGTCTAATTGACTTATGTTTTGGATAATAGATAAAGCGTTTTCTAAATGTATTATAGCTTCATCGTAATATGATAATCGTAAATTGATAGTATTATATGACTCACATAAGCTTTTGTACTTTGTTAAGTCAGTTAAGTAGTTTGTAATTTCGCACGCGTGCTCAACTGCGCATATTGACTTTGATAAGTTTGATAACTCGTCAATAACTGAATCAAGCTGCTTCAAATCATCGCATAGTAATTTAAAATCATCTATCATAGATGATTTATGCTTACATGCCATATAGCTGCTATATACATTTTCTATATCCTGCATTTGATCCGCTTGTTTAGTTAGAGAGTTTAGATTTGATTCTAACTGCTCTTTAAGCTTTTCAGACGCAGCTGTTTCAGAAGCATTGTTACGAATATCAGCTGTATAGAAGTCATTTATAGACGATATATCGAATGTGCTTCTGTATGTAAGCACATTGTATAGCGTAGACTGATTTCCTAAAATAAGAAAAGGCGAAGAAAATTGAAGATTAAAGTTAAAGTTAATGTCATCACCATTAACATCACGACTTCCTATCTTTAACGCATTTGTTACAGCAGGAAGCGGTTGTCTACCTAACTTCACATACTGTTCTCCATTTACGTTATAGAAGCATTTTTCGCCTTTTGTCTTTATGCTTCTACTATACTGAACGACGTTATCGCCATTTTCTATCTCAATAGACATAGTGTTTTGTCCAAAAGAGATATCACTATCTGCAAACTCATTTGCAGCCATATTATAGATACACCGCATAAGAGTGGATTTGCCTGAACCCGATGATCCTATAATAAGATTAACGCCTGGCACGAACTCCACTTCACACTTATCTATAATTCCAACATTAGATAGCTTTACTTTCATACCTTGCCCAACATTGATTTAAGCTCTTCGGCCAATCTTGTTTTATTATCATCAGCAAATAGAAGTCTATCGTATAGATTAGAAAGCAACGGCTCGACGTTACCTCGCTTGTATTGACTAATCATGGTATTATAATGATCAACCATGCCCTCGCTTAATGTGTGCATCGTATCTTTTATGTGCTTGACGTATAGATTCATAGTTTTCTTTTCTTTATATTCGTTTACAAATGACTCATACATAGCACATCTATCAATCGCAGATTTTAATGATTTCTTTTTCTTGTCAAGATTCTCAACATCACACATAGCTTATTTCCTTACCTTTGTTTTAAATGGACTATCAAACGTACTAATATATAGAATATAATTATACGCCTTTTGAATTTTAGATGCAAGTGATTTGTACTTTTTAAGTGTATCAATTTCCAAACCGCTTGGGTTTATAACAGAGTCACTGTTTATCATCATTATATAATCATTATACATAGTTTCATAAAATGATGTTACCACTCTGTAAGCGTTTTCAAGTTTAGTTAGTAAATTGCGAAGCTCTTTTGTATTAGTTACATTTTTTAATGATATAGACTCTAAAAACTCATCATTATCGTACAAGCTTATCTGTTCAGCTACATTTAGTTGTTTTTGTTTAGCCATACGTATACTCCAAATAATAAAATAACCTATATAGACATTCTATATAGGTTATTTATACATAATATTTTCATATTGTTTAATCAGTGCCATACTATAGAAATCTTATTTTCCATATTTATGTACACTTTACCGTAATCAAGCGGGCTATACTTCTCAGTATTTTCTTTTATAATAAGCCCAACAGGCACTGACTCTTCAGTTTCACGTCTAACGTTTATCATTTTAAAGTCTTTTGATTTTAAGAAGTCAGAGCTTTGAAGTTTTGCAGTTAAATCATATTTTGACGAAGTAAACGTAGCGTCTTGCAAATTATGGCGCTCAAGTTGGCACTGCTTCACTGTGTAATCGTTAAACAGCGTTAGGTAAAATCTATATTCATTTATAGAAAGATCTTCATTAAACGCAGGTAATCCACTAACATCTACTAAACAAGTAGCACTACTTATTTTGTTACCATACTTTTTAGTGTCTATCTGCGTTACACAGTGTAGCCTCTTATTTTTCTTGCACGGCACAAACTTGCTTCCAACGTTTAGCACATGCTTAGGAAACCAATCTGCAACTGTGCTTAGATCCTCTGTAGTGTAAAAGAATTTTCCATCTTTACATTTTATGTGACTGATAGGAACAGCTGTTATACAGAAACCCTCGCACCTTCCAAAGTTATCACTTGAGTAAAAGCACTCAACACCTTCGTCAAGTGGCTGACGACTATATACTCTATATTTGCTATCCTTTAAGGTGTCTAAATTTTCTTTAGTTATTGTTAGCATATTATCACCTTTACAAAAATACCCACTATATAACTATATAGATACATAGTGGGTTAGGAGCTTTAGTATGAACCGCACTATCAAAAGATAGTGAACTTAATCTCTGTCTTAAATCAGATAGAGAACAAATCATAGCACTCATGTTTCACAACGTTAGCACTATAATCAATCAGTCAATAATTAGATATTAACTTCGTTGCTAAATATGATTAAGTTTTCAAAGTCAGATGAGAATTGAGTATCTTGTGACATATAGAAATCCCACGATACAGGATACTTTTCTATTTCCTGCATTATATGATCAACTTCACATATTCTAGGATCAGCTATATAGTCCTCATACGTGTTTTCCAGTGCTATTTTTAATGCATGCTTGTATCGCGAGTATAACTTACATAGCGTTTTATAATGATACATATTTAGTATATCATAAGAACTTGAGCTTTGATACATTTGTTTGCTTCACTTCATTATAGGTGTTTAATTTAGATACAGTTGCAGTTGCCTGTTTTGAGTGCGTAAACTCAAACTCGCAATCGTGATCCGCAAAGTAAGTTATAATGTTGTGATTATCATCTTTTATGCTATACAGATACCATTTGCCGCTACCAAACTTTGAAGCACCTGTTTTGACGAGTCGATATTCAGATATATTGAAAGTTACTTTGTCACCTTCTTCACCTAAAAATTCAGACTGTTTATCAATATCGTTTCTTGCTTTAAAGTTTTTATGTCTATCAAACGAAGCAAATGAGCTTGCAATAAGACCTATTTTCATCTCATCAATCATAGGCTTGCAAATTTCAGATCTCAAATTGATAAAGTATTCGGTGTTTTGAGATTCATCATTTACATACTCCAACCACTTTTCTACTCTATCTTTTGTATCGTCTAATAAATCGTGATCTATAGAGTCTGATTCAATAGCGTCTAATATTTTATCAGCTGTACAAGTTACACTTTTATCATCTGATCGTTTTACATAACCATCTTGCTCTGTAATATAGGCTGAATACCTTATAACGTCTTTCGTAAAAACTTTTGACATAACACCTCATAATTATTTGCTAATGTAGATTTATTATAATAATATACACAGCACTAACAAAATTATTATACAGATTTAGCGGTACTTTAAGGTACCGCTAAACGTTTATAGCTCATCAGTTATATCTGATGTATCAGGACTTGATTCTTTTATAAACTCAACACCCAATTTCAGCACAGTCTGAAATTCCGTGTAAGTCATATTATCACTTTCTGTGAACGATATTTTAAGACTTTTGCTCAGAAGAATCTGATTCTTTAGAAGTGCCTGCCAAATTGCCAACCTTGCTTGTAACGCCTGTAACGATATTTCTGTCGGGGCGAAAAAAATCACTTCCGATGCTTATATATGTAAAGTATCGTCTATCACACTCAGGACACACAACTTCACGCGTCATTTTAACGCCAAACATTCCATTTAGCTCAGCAATAGCAGAGTCAATGTAGATAGCGTCACGCGGATTTAACCCCTCATACCATTCAGCCTTTTCTACAATATCTTTGCCACCAACGTCGAGTAGTGCAACAGTATTGTACATTTGAAGATACTCGTCTTCTTTTTTACCAAACATATTAGCACGTCGTTTAGCTTCTTGTTCAGCCTTTCTTGTGTCAGCTCCTGTTTGGAATCTAATTTTAATTTCCTGACCACAAGGTAACGTTACAGGAATAGGGTATTTGTCAGTGTATAGATAGTTAACCTCTATGTCATTTAAGTCATACTCAATAGTTTCTGATTTTTCGCAATCAGGGCACACAGTTTTTGACTTAAGTGTATTACCCAATGTCATAATACGTGTCTTAAACAACACGGCTAACAAATCTTCCTGATTCATATCCTTTGCTTTAACAGGGCAATTAACAAGGCATCCTTCAATAAGTTGACGTAATCCTGACTCTGACGCATTAGACGCAAGTAAATCTTTATATAGACGTGTTGTAAACGGCTTAACATGCACAACGCCGTCGAAGTCAGGAATACGATAGATAATTCCTCTTGACGGTAACGTAAGATCTTCAGTAAAACTCATATCAGCTCCTAATTTGTAAATAGTTGATTTAACTATATAGCATAATATAGATATACACAGGCATAAGGCAAAATAAAATCCCCATTAGTTATAACTAATGGGATTTTATAATTTTGTTATACATTAAGCAAACTCAGGATTTAGATCGCCAAGTATTAAATCTGATAGGTAATCCCTTATTTCAGCCTCAGACGTATCATAGAAAGACACAGGCGATATGTCTATATCACTTGGCATGATAACTATTTCTTCACGCTTATCATCATAGAATAGCTTTGCCACTTCGTCACCTTTATAGAACAAGTCAACATACTTATCTGTATAGTGGTCGAAATATAGTGTGTGGCCAAATATTTTTATTAGAAAACTCTGCAAGTTTCTAATAAGATCTTTACCTACGTCACTTAAAAATCCTTCAATGATTATTTTACCATGCTGATCTTTACACTCATGCTTATTAGCCCAATATGCTCTTAACGCAGCTTCAGCATCTGCTTTAGTATCATATTCTGCATCCCAATAGTCTTTTCTATTCTTTTTCAGAATACGCCATTTATTTCCTACTTTACGAATAACACCCTTGTCTTTAGACTCGTATAGTTTACGCGCTAAAGATTCTAAACGTGCGACTCTATATTCTAGTTTATCCATAAATTTGCTCACTAAATAATTATGCCAATATTTCTATATTCAGCTACTTTTAATTTAAAAACTTCCCATTTCTTATCGCCTACTTCAGGCGGCCATGCGAAAGGCTGAGGGCATAACTTACCAGTGCAGTCTCCATGCCGTACTATATGTGATAGCTCAATACTATATTTATTAGCTAAGTATGCAACAAGCTTTGCAGTATTATCAACAGCTGCGTCTTCAAAGTACCAGTCAGTGTCAGTAGCTTTATTTTTACCTTTACTAGATTTTTTCTTTACGCATATATCGACGCCTATTGAGCATTTATTTCCTAAAAAGTCGTTGCCTTCGCTTTGCCATTTCAGATGATTCTTTGCAGCTAAATCATATCGCCAATCGTCGCATTTGAAATTGACTAATTCTTCTAACGACTTTTTCTCATAAGCGTTTGGTTGTTTGCATTTACCGTCGCCAACGTGCCAAGCTACATACTCTAAAGGTACCGCACTGCATATATCGTGCTCGTCTACATAAAAATGTGATGACGCACTTTCATTTTTACGCATAGCTCTGCACATACTTCTTGCGCCTACATTTATACAGGCTGTGTAATGTACAACTATCCATGTAGGACTTGTTTTAAACTTACTACCATGCGCGTATGTGTACTCAGGCTCTCTAATCGATATTTTTATAGGTTCAGGTTTAGACTCTTCTGTACACACAGTTGCCTGTTTAGCATGTACAATATTTCTAAAGATATTCCCTAGCTTGTTACATAGTCCAATCATAGACTCACCTCATTGTCTATTGACTGTTTAGTATTTGTAGAATAAACTTTGCAACAGTATTTAGATCATTATACAGATGAAACTTATTTAGTTTGCCAATAAGCTTTCCATTCTTATAAGCTTTACACATCATCTCATCTCTATCGTCATTTGTGTAGATCACAAACTTTATAGAGCCGTCGTGAGTAGATAGCTCAACATGAAACATATCATCAGTTTCTTTGTTTTCAAGTTTCTTTAACAAAGATCTTAATGAAGTGTATCTATTACATAGCTTATTTACCCACGCGTTCTCTTCTTCATGTGAAGGATTATCAAGCAGATCAAAAAACTCGTCGCTTCTGTATAATGCTCTTTCTAACTTGCAAATTCTGTATTCTAAATCTCTAAACATGACAGATTATCCGAAGTTTTCACCATAATGTTTCGCTATAGCTTTACCTACATTATTGTAAGAGTCGGCTGTCGAGAACTTTTTATCATCATGTAGAATTTCAAATTTATTGTAGTCAGCTACAACTATATCATAGTCAGTAACAAACTTGCCATCGCCATCATAAATTCCAACGTTTACAAAACCATAGTCTGAATTGTCGTCAGCCATATCTGCTGTGCAGTCATATCGTTTTAGATTTAAGTCTATAACTTTTTTAAGTCTTTCACAGTCAAGATTAGTCATAGACGTATTTTCGTTATATAGTAAACTCTCTAATCTACGAACGCGCATTTCTAATGATAGTTTTTTCATAATCAAATCTGTGCCCTTTTAAGATCTTTTATAACTTTTTGTAATCGGTTAACTGCAAATAGCACTTCTGCAACAGCTTTATTTAGCCTATCGTTACTAACTTGTGCTGATGTATTTTGCAAGTTGTAAACGTCAAGCTTATTCAAAATATGCTCTGTATTTTCTAAACAGCTAATATCAGGATCAGAGTCAGGCTCATCTTTATTTGATAGAAGCCTTTCTATTTTATACACGCGAGACTCTAAATTTTGACTCATTTTATATCCCAATAATTATTCTTTGATAAATTGATAGTAATGCTGTCTGAAATCTTATATCAGACTCAAAAGAATCCATTGTAAAGTCATCAATAGCAACCTTGTATAGATTCATAATTGACTTTGAATCATAAGCTTTTACCAATGCTTCAACGATAGGTTCAGCCACATAATCAGGATTAAATATTTTGCGTGCAAGATCAAGAAATAGATTTTGATAGTCGTCTTTTAATAAAGCGATAGGTATTCTCATTAGTCTATCAACTATTTCAAGCATTAAGTCTTTATGCTTTTTTATATCCTCTTTTGTAGCACGCGTATTTTTAATTAGCCATAAAACATGTGCAAAGTATTTAGCAAAGTAAACGTAGCCTGATTCCTCAAGGTTTAAGAAGTCATCTTCGCCTATTAGCATATACTTTTCAAGAAGCTTATGAGCGTCTCGCATGTGACCTTTTGATCGTAGTGCGATAAGATTTGCAACTGCATCAGATAATTTGATATTTTTATCAATAGCAATTTTTTGCAAATTAGCTATAACTTCTTCTTTTGACTTTGTATTAAAGTTTAGTGTAAGCGCGCGTGATACGATAGGCTGAATAATTGATCGCGGATCAGTTGTACAAAGAATATAGTATATATTAGGCGGTGCTTCTTCAAACAATTTAAGTAACGACGACTGTGCAGCACGCGAAGTTAAGTGAAATTCATCAAGAGTTATAACTCTCTTCTTTCCTGAAGGCACCCAAGTTAGATCATCATATAGCTCTCTAATATTTTCTACACGGTTAACAAGAGAAGAGTCAAACTCTGAATAGCATGGATCATTATCATAACTTGCTAAACAGCTACTGCAGCATCCGCATATATCATTAGTAAGATTTTCACAGTTAACAGCTTTAGCAAATATACGGGCAGACGTAGTTTTTCCACACCCATAGGCGCCCGAAAAAATATACACCGAAGGGCCCCCGTTTTTTGCAACAGCCATTAACAGTTTATTATTTACTTCGCTGCCGACTATTTCACAAAACCTTTTAGGTCTAAAATCGCTCATACTTAACTCTTTATAAATAGCATATACAAATAAAGCTATACAGCATTTCACTGTATAGCTAATATACATAGTAATTACTTAAATTTTAATCGCCTATTACTCAACAGCGCCAGCCTTCTCTAATAAACGTCTAACTCTATTATCAGTAGCAAGTGATAATGCAGTTTGATTTCTGTTGTCACGCACATTGACGTAAGCTCCAGCTTTTAATAAAGCTTTTACAGAGTCAACACTATCTGCCTCAGCTGCGTGCATGAGTGGTGTTTTGCCGATAGGATCTTTAGCGTTTACGTTAGCACCGGCATCAATAAATTGCTTTGCAATAGTATCGCACATACAGTCAATCGTATATGAAAGCAGCGGTGATCCATTTTTAACTTTTATATTTGGATTTGCACCTGCGTCTAATAACATCTGAATGATATCTGAGCTGCTGTCGTCTTCACAGTAATACTCGAGTGGATATCCATCTGCGCCACTTCTCATATTTACGTCTGCACCTGCGTCGATAGCTTCTTCAATTTCATCTTCATCATAAGAGAATAGCATCTCTTGTTTGCTTTGATCGTCAAGCCACTTATCTAGAATCTTTAGAACATCTTTAAGAGATGAGCCATCAGGTAATCCAAGATCGGCGCCACGCCCACGAATAAACCTATAATAAACAAGATCTTTTAGAGTTTTCTTTTTACGTTTTAGAATGCCAATGTCAGACTCCTGAGTAAGATCATGCTGTGCAGCTATGTCGAATCTAACCTCTTTTATGTATTTAGAGATGTTTTTGATTGGACCTCTTACACACTCTTCCATTTCACGCTTTCTAAAGTCATCCTCTTTCGCTTCGCCATCTTCGCCAAATGCAAAATCGTTGTAAGGTCTAACTATGTAGTTTTCGGATAGCTTATCGCCGTCAACGACTAATTGGACTAATACTGTGTCATCATCACGCGACTCTAACACGAATCCTTTGTCACGTGTAAAAGATACAAAGTCGTCACCGCCGTATGCGTAATTGTAATACTTACCTGAAGCTCTAAGTTCGTCATTTGGTAAAATGTATTTTAAGTAGTCTTTTAATGAGCACACATGATATATAGTGCCAACTTGTTTAGCTTCATATACTTTTCGCTCTGCACTTCTAAGCCTACTTTCTAATAATGTAAGTCTTTGTTTTATATTCATTAGTATACCTCAAATCGATTTAAGATAAATTTATCGCGATATTATTATAGATATACATAAAGGCCATCGTTAATGATGGCCTATTAAAATTTACATTATTATAGTTTTAGAAGTTTCTTTAGTTTCTGATACGCAGCCATATCATTATCGTCTATATAGTCGATTACCATGTCCTTTTTATTATCAGAGACGTCGTTAAGAGCTGTCCTAACTGCTTTGTTATTTCCACTGTTCAAGCACATAATAACAAAGTCACCAATTAGTCTAGAGTTAAGTTTCTTAACGTTAAGGTGTTCAGCGATACGCGTTATTATATTTTTTGGAATATCGTTAAAGCCTTTAACGCGTGTAAGTAAACCACGTGCGCCAGTTATAAATCCTTCATCAAATTGTACACCATCTAACTCATCAAGTAAGAAGTCTGCGACTTGATATAAATGTCTTATCATAGCACCTCTAAAGTATAGAGGAATGATCGGTAAATTGCACCACGACTTCAGAAAATCTATAACGTTCATGCACTTTATCTGATCATCAGGTGAACAAGATACAATCGCATTTGGAATAAGTCCGTATGTATTGTTAGCGCCTGTTAAAGAGCTAGCAATTTTCTTAAATCGTTCAAGAGCGTCTTTAATGTCATCACGGTCAATAAAACCTAGTTGCTTTTCTTTTGCAGTTAATGCAACACGCATGTCACCGCACATAGCTTTTAAGCACTCGAGATTTAATTTAATAGCATGATTTAAAAGTATCTCTTTAATTTCGTCAACGTCTTTTATATCTGCCGCATAGCGTTTAATCATAGCTTTAACAATTCTAGGATCATCGCTTTTTAGTGCAGTATATACGTCATCAATAGATGCTGTTAACTTTGATGTGTCAATGTCACTATCATAGTCAAGCGCACCAATTGCGCCTATGTTAGACGCTTTTTGTTTGACATCTTTACCTTTTTCGTCAAGATCGAGCTCGATAGCGTCATCACCGCCGTCTTTAACTTTAACAGTTTTACCTTTATCGTCAAGATCTAGTTCACGGACAGGGTCCACCTTGCTTCTAGCATCAGCCTGTTGCTTTGCTAAATCTCTAAGTACAGCATTTGCACGTGCTCTTCGGCCTAATGGTAGCGAGCTTGGTTCATCTTTCTTTTTAGGCTCATCATCTAAGTCAAGTAATCTAAGTTTGCCATCACTATCAACATCAACATCACCTGCACCGGTTTTTACGGCAGCGTCATCAAAGATATCGAGCTCACGAACAGCTGAGTCAACTTCGCCTTGTGTTGGAATATCGACACTTGAAGTTACATCGTCAAGGTCAAGATCATCAAAACGACCTTCAAACTTACGTGATCTCGATAGCCGATCAATATATTTTTCAAAAGACTCGTTTGTGAAAACTATGTGTTTCATATTTGCCTCTCTTATAATTAGAAATCGTAAGTATCTTTTACTTCATCAGGTCTAACTCTGTCTGCCTGAATCCTTAACTGTCGTGCAGTGATGTTATCAGGATCGGCTTCATCTATAGCTTCTTGTACACGTGGATCAAGAAGTGCATTTGGATAAGATCTTATCTTATCTTGTAATTGAATATTCATTCTGTCTGCAGATATAGCATCAATTATTGATGATACAAGCTCGTTAAAGGATCTTTTATCATCTATAGCCGTACGTTCTTCCTGAGACTTATCATCTGCAGATGTTATATTTGCATCATTCAAAGCGTCGATACACTCATTAGATTTATCGCCTCTACAATCAGCGAGCTCTTGACCGAATCCATGGTCAATCATAAAGTCAATTAAGAATCTGTTATTGCTTTTTGTGATACTACTTAGCGTGTAATGATTGATTCTAGGATGAAGTGATAAAGAGTTTATGTACTTTGACAAAAGCTTACAAACTTGTCTAGTAATTGCTTTACTAGAGCTATTCGCTAAAAATTCAGACTCAGTCAAGCTTATTAAAATGTTACGTATAATATCAGGCGATGGCTTTTTATACTTTAATTTTAGCATATCGTTTACGCTGCTAGAGCCATCGCTTATTGCATTGTCTAGTAAACTCCATGCCCATTTATTTGGCATAGAATCAATTACATTTTGATTTAAAACTTCGCCAACAAGTGATGGTCTATTTAGAGCTGCACAAGCGTCACCTAAGTACTGTAAAAATGTTGAGAACGACGAAGTAGAAAGTGTGTTTGTAATTTTCCCACTTATAAGATCCCGTGCTATATCATAAATTTCTTGCTCGTTACCTGATACAACATCACGACGATAAGTGTTGCCTAAGAACGGCATATACCCAGCGTCTCTAATTGCATTTCTAAAGTATTTTCCAATACTTTTATTTTTATCGCTGTATAAACCAGTGATGCTTGACATATTTGACACTGCAATCTCTTTATCAGACTCAGAATTTAAATGTGTATTTATACAGTGATTAACAAAAGCCTGTTTTTCGGCAGGGTTGCTGTCTTTATAGTATGTTCCTAACACGTTAGACAATAGTTCATAAGCCCACGCACTATTAAAGAATCCAGGTCGTATAAGTAACGGTAGATCTTTTAATGGCCATCCATTCTGTGCAGCCACCTCAAGCAAGCTTGTCCTACCTCGCCCAGCGCCAATGTAAGACAATCTTGAGTTGATTCGCCGCGCCAAATCTTCATCGTCGTGATCAAACATGTATCTTACAATATTTGGATGGTTATATTTTACAGCATAACTAATTGTAGCCATGTTGCGTGAGTCACTCATATTTACTTTAGCACCATGGTCAATTAGATACCGTGCAATCTCTTCAGCTTCAGGCTTATTAGACGTTAAAGCCCACATTAAAGGTGTTTTGCCGTTATCATTTTTTTGGTTTACGTCTTCACCATCATCAACAGCTTGCTTTACTTCAGCAAACTTGCGTGAAAATAGATTAGGTGTAACAGCTCGTGCAGGTCGTGGCTGTCTAGGTGCTCTTGTAGCTCTACCTCTACTACGTGTACTTGGTTGCTCGTCACCAAAATCGCCATTATTTGCGTCTTGCATAGCCGCTGCTATTTCAGCAGCAGATGGTCCAGCACTACCTCTATTTATAACACCAACGTCATCCCAAATATAGTTAGGGTTTGCAACATATTGGTTACCATGTTTTACAATAAGCCCGGGCTTTACCCAAGAATTTAACGCAGTGGTATTTGAATAGCGACTACCTAATGCAGAGTCAATCTCTTCTTTAGTAGCTGGCCCATGATCCATTAAGAAAGACCATATATTCATAGCAATCGATTGCCCACCGCGTCCAACTGATCGCTCAAGCATTAACTTTTCTAATTTTGCAACACGTTGTATTAATCTATATCGTTTATTAAACATTTTACCACCCTTTGCTATTATAAGTAAAAAGTATTTACAATGTACACTATTTAGATATATACATCGTAAATACTTTTTGTGAATACAGCGCTCTATTGAATATCTGTTTGCTTTGCTTTTAACGCGTACACATCGTCAAGCTTGTCAAGCGAAATCTGCTTTATACCGTTAAAGTCAGATTCGTCGTTGTAATCATATATGCTATCCGAATTGTACTGTGCAAGATTTAGAATATCAGAAGGATCATACACAGCTTCTTTTGAAGTTTTGGCATTATATAAAGAGCCAACCACGCCGTCCATGATATCCTTAGTCCCGCCGTGTTTAGTGTCTAATGGGTGGTCGATTTTCCTTTTTGATCTATACCAAATTAGATCAAATAGTTCTTTGTGTATCATATCAGCAAAGTCTTTACTAAAATGTACACAATTTTTATACATACAATCTACAAAGTAAAGATACTGTTCATCAGTTTTATCGACAGACTGATAAGCTACAGGTATTCCAATCTCTTCAAGATATTGACGAGACGCCATTGATTGAAATTGGTCAAACGTTACAAGGCCAATTCTCAATCCTAATACGTCTCTCATGTACTTTATAAACTCGTGACATCTTGCAATAGATACTCGTTTAGGCGCAGGTGGTGGTACAATCCTTAAAGCGAAGTCATAGTAGAACTCAGGTGTCTCTACACCGTCAACTATCTTGCTGCCATTTTTATAACAACATGCTAAACCATACGCGTCAGTGCTAACGCCGATGTCTATATGCAAATAGCGAGGGCATTCTTTATGTGGAAACTCTATACCGTTAAGATAATACTGAATACAGTTAGACGGGTCATCGTTCATAGTCTCAACCGTGAACTCATGTTTAGAAAATAATGGCTGTATAGTTTCGTCTATACATGATTCAAAAGTTGATCTTGAAGAGAATAGTTTACCTGTACTTGCAACTGATAAACCTGAGAAATCCTGAAGACCTTGTATGATGTTACTATTGTATATGTTAAAGAAATCAATAGGCACTTCATCAATTAGTAATCTGTATTCTTGTGACAGTCTTGCAACAGCTTCTTTTACAGATAAGCTTGGGTCTAGACTTATGCCTAATTTGACGCATAGAGTTGAAGCGCTATCTATAATAAATGGATCAAACTTATCGTTTCCTGCAAATACAAAAAATGTCTCATCAGAGTATGTGCCTTTTGGCTTAATATCCCATAATCTTGCACGTGCGTACTTTATGGATGGATCAGTTAGAGATTTCTCATATAGTTGTTGTGTGTATGAAGACTGAAACGTAGATGACGATATAACTACAGATAGAGAGTGATTCACACCATTTTTAGTGTAACGAGATGACTGTCTTGACATGATCGAGTCATGTAATTTAGCAACGTCACCATAGTTTACATCAGACCCTGAACTATCACCAAAGAAGTTGGCTTCGTCGAGAATGCTAGAAATTACATTCATTCCGATCATATCCCCAGTAGAACTTCCGTAAAACATTCTAACATTTTCAGGAAAGTCCAATGTGGAATTTCTATATTTATTTCTACAGAAGTGCTCATTAAAGTATGGTATACCATCAATGATTGATCTCATTTGTCCATACCCAGTACGCTCGGCCTGAAACTTTGTCAAAGAAAAGTAAAGGAATGCCGTAAATGAGTTAGACATCATACCGAACAAGCCGGCTATATTTTTATAACATGAAAGTTCGTAAAGCTTTCTAAGAAGGATATACAGTCCGCACGTAGATTTACCAGTACCAATCCCGCCAGTCAAAACAACGGTGGTATATTTCTGACCGCCATCAAATATATCGCAAATAAGATCCTTCCAAAAAGGGTATAGCTTAGAGTTCCCATCACGCCCTATATAGTAGTCGTCAGACACCCATTTTTTACATGGTACAATCTCTCGTATCTGTTCGCTTTCTTTTACAGATATCTTATCAATTACGTTTGCTATTTGCTCAATCTTTTTGTCGCCTGATAATATTTTTACTAACTTTGCAATTTTAGCGTCTCTTTTTGCCATAACTAACAACTCCAAATAAATTATTATGTAAAGTTAATTATTTAGATATTGCTATATAGCAGATAAAATAAAAGCGAGTATACTAACGTATACTCGCTAATTTTGTTAATTACAATTCATGCTTACCAGTTCATTTCTTTCTGTGACTGTGCAGCATCCGCACTATGGCGCATATCCTGGAAGTCAGGGTCTTCCCACATAGCGTCATCGCTGTTATCATAAGCTGCATTACCAGTTGTAATAGTAATCATTACTTTACCTGTAGGATTTGTAATGGTAGCATCTTCAAATCCACGCTTGTTGATATAGCGATTAAGTATGTTATACATTTTAGCAAGAGTGTTTTCATCAAGATCTTCACCAGTGTAAGATCCTAGTTTATCGCTGAATACAACAATCACACCAGTTGGATTTTTTGTTGTGCGAGCGCGTAACGGGTAGCTGTACCCACGTGTGTAGCGACCACTGACATCAAAGTAATCTTGCAAATCAGGATGCCGTGCGATAAGATTGAATACTTCGTTAGCCACCTTGTCTAAATCAGTTTTAGACATTTTCTTTTCATTAACTAATAATTTTTCTAAACGAGCAATTCTCTGTTCAAGTGTAAGTTTACGCATTATAACTCCTCTTATACTCTTTAGGGTTAGGATACATATAGAAAAACTCTTTTTTACCGACATCTGTTAAAAGATCATAGTCCCACACGCCTGACTCATCGCAGAAGTAAATTCTGTTGAGATCACCAGATAAAATGAAGCTCTTATCTTCGATCTTTAAAAGCGAAGCGCTCATCTTTGCGCCAGATAGAGAGTCGAATTCTCCATATATTTCGCCGCTACCTTCTTTATTTAATCTGTATAGATAATAACTTGTATGCATAAGTGATCTCATTACGTGATACTATAGATGCATGTGTCCACATTCTGAACAGCTATCGTGCTTCATAACAAGTGCAAATCCAATCAAGCAACCTAACTGATCAAAAAGTTTCCGCTTTTTAGCAGGCTTCATTTGCGATCCAACTCGTGAAGCTTCATTTAAGATATCTCTGATCGGCTGATTAAGATTTAACGTGCTATCTGTCAATATATTTGATATGAAATTTTTAACAGCCATCGGAGCTTCATCAGAAGAAGCTAATATATTTACCTCCCTAAATATAAAGTCGTCTAAATCAGTAGTTTCGTAAATGTGTAAAGCTTTATTCCACATATTAGAGAACGCATCAGGGTTATGCACATTTCCGTAGTTCATTGGAAGTGTGATCATAATATCGTGTTCTGTATCATACATAGATGGGTGAATCTCTGTAAAGCCACTCATATTTGAAAACTTGCTGCTAAATGTAAGCATTGGCTGCAGTATATTTCCACTCATTTGTTTAAACAAGTTTAGCACAACTTGTTTATTTTTACGATATACGTCATCAGCTTTTAACAAAATATTAGTATCAGCGTCAGTGATAGTATAGCTTTCCATAAAATTGGCAAAGCATGTAAACATTTCAGGATTTTTTCCAACGTCAATCTTCCAAGGACTTGGGCCATTTTCATACTTTGTTCCTTCAGGTCCTCTAACCGCATTAACGTTTAGATCAATAACGACATTAGGATCTTCAGACGTATGATAAAATACAAAGCAATCAGCAAAGCACTTAAATAGTTTATTTAGTGCTGGCAAGATCAAATCATACACGTCAGCTTCTGAATCAGATACGGATGATAATAGTTTTACTTTTACGCCTAATGCGTCAACAAGCTTCTTAAGTGTGTTCTTCGCAATTTCGTAAGACTCTTGCTTTGTCTTTATAACATACATCTCTGTTTCAGAATTTAATGTTAGTGATACAACGTCTTCGCATTTTAAGACAAACGGCTGAGGAATAACCTTCTTAATAAAATCAAAATGCTCAACTAAACTAATACTTTCTAATGACATAATTACTCCAAAATAATAAATTAGCTATATAGGGATCCCTATATAGCTATATACATTACATTACTACAAATAGTAACCGTATTTCGTCATCATAGTTATCGCACATACTATACAGAATATCGCCAAGTGCAAGCATACGTTCGGCTTTCCAATAATTCTCAAACCTAATGCTCAAATCATCAATAAGTCTTTTGTTTACAGGGAAGGTCATGTACTTTACCCATGGGCAATCTTTTTCAGTATAATATGGATCTTCACAGACATCGCTTTCGTCTAATCCTAATGCAAGATGCACTGAACTTTGTAAGGCTATATAGTTTTCAGCTACTTCATTATAATGACGCGTAAAATCCTTCAGGCTACAGCATTTAATTATTTGCTGTCCGTCAAGAAACTCTTTTACAGAGTCTATTGATACTTCACTTAAATCAATAGAGCCTATCTCATTATCATAAAACTCATCTCGATATTCTTTGAAGAAATCATGCACAGGCCTATTTGTAAGAGGCTTCCATGCATCAGTATTTTTTGATTTTACTTCAGCATAAATGTATATGTTCCACGACATGTTTACAGCTCCCTACAAATCACAGTTGTTAAAAGCAAAAGTTTCACCAACCGATTCAGCTTCTTTATTTAGAAGCTCTGCGATATGCGTAAGTGTTTGTTTGTAAAACTTGTTAAAGATTTGATTGCTAACTGTTTTCCCATTTGTAGTGTTGTATAGCATTTTAGACAGCTCTTTCTTACCTAACTGATGCACGATAAACAACTTCGCAAGAGTAAACTCACTAAACGGGATTACTGTGTCATTGGCTTTAAACACGAGTCGATTGTTTGGCGTTTTGTCCATTTCAGATAAAATCCACTCAATACGAGTATCAGCGTCAGCACTGTTACCGACATCTTCAGAGTCGTCTTTTAACATCAAGTCGCCTACTGTTGTGTCAGTATCATCGTTACACGGCTTATCTAAAATACAGACTTCATCAGCGACTGATACCTTCCTATGAGTTTGCCACATAGCAGTTCGCATAAGCCAACAATGGACAGCAGGTTCAAGTTTATAATTAGCATTAAATCGAAGAATGCCATCATTAAGCAACAGCTTATAGGCACAGATTTGATAGAAGTCGTTGTATGACATAAGCCAACGCAATCGTGCTTCACACGGTTTATAATAGATACTTTTTGACTTCCGTTTAAGTATATCGAGGACTTCTTCAGTGGACATCACGAGATATTTAAGGTTAGCTCGCTCAATGTCAGACATGTTGTCGATGTCAAACTGTTTAGTTTCAAGCATAAGATCAGATAACTTATGCACAAGCTTATTCTTACCTGACGTTAGTAAATCTAACTGTGCCTTTGTACAGGTTGACATATTGAGATTATACTTTTTCTCAATGTCGCGGATAGATTTAGATTTGCTTTGTACCATACTAATGCAAGCCTCCTATGCTTAATGTTATTATGTGCTATCATAATAACACGGTTACTGTTGCATGTCAACTAAAATTTTAAGATTTTTCTTATCAAACTTCAGCATAAAATCGGTTCCGTTTTGATCGATTTTGTGAGCACATTCTATCAAAGGCTGTGGCATTTGTCAATAGAAAAACTCTTTGTAATCAAAAATTTTCCTATTCAGTTTTGAAAGAAATCTGAACAGTTTTTGTTCAGATTATGAGCGTATAGTATCACAGTCGACTATGCCTGTCAACTAAAAAATTTAGCGCACTAAAAATATTTTAGTGCGCATTTTTCATTTTTCATAATATGAAGAAGAGTCGGACTTATATATACTTTCGTTTGATAAAAGAATCATTCTTATTGAATTAACTTTTGCAGCACAAGTTGCATACATAGACTGTAATGTTATGTAAGACATTAGTAACTCGCCATTTGTTTTAAGATTTCCAATGGGCATATCTTCGCACTGCGATAGTATATTGTCAGGGATTTCTGGCTTTACATATTCTATTTTAGTTTCAGTTACTGTCTTCACACAGCCCGCCACTGTTACGCAAAAGCACGTCAATAAGAGCACTAGGCAACTCTTCGTCATACCACGACTTAACAAGTGGGTCATTGATAACCTCATTATAAATTTCTTGTTTTGTGCTTATTTCATTTTCACGGATCTTTTCTATGCTTGATATGTAGTTATTAGTTATGTTTATAGTCTCATTTAACGAGTCTATATTTTTCTCAAGCGAATCTATTTGACATCGAAGTGAAGCTATTTCGTTCTTTTGTTCTGCAATCGTTACAGATAGATCAGTTATCTTTGTGTTAAGATGCTTTATATAGCAAATCACGCCGACAACTGATCCTATAACAAAAAGCAACACTATAGCTACAGCTATAATCTTTACTTTTAAACTAATCATACTACATAGTTAACATCATGGAATACTTCTGTGCCATCGTAATCTTTTACGACTTTACATGCACACATGATTTCAGGAACAGGTAACACACAGTCGCTATTACTAACGTCTAATGAAAGTGTAACGTTGTCATTAGAATCAGTCGCTTCAATTACTTTGCAATTATAATTTTCCATTTTAGTCCTCCTTACCAGACATTAGAAGCTTTTCTCGTTGCTTTAGATTTTTCATACGTTGTTTATATGCTGCTATATCTTCAGAGTTGTCAAATTGAAAATCAGAATTGCCTAACTCATGTAAATACAGCCAGCTGTATAATAGCGCTTCGCAGCAATCATGGGGAATTTTCTTTTTAATACCCAAATCAGAAATTATGCTATAACCTTCTTTTGCAAGATTTGCAAGATACTTTGCAGCTAACTTTTGAGAATCAGACTTATCATATTTATGGCCATGTATTTTAGACCTAAGCGTTGCTGGATTATATGTGCGTTTTATATGCGACTCAAAAGTATGATAGATTAGTGTGTCTAAACTATATAATGCAGAAGACATCGACGACATTGGCAAAGGGGATTCATGTATCAAGTCGTATTCAGTGTATTTTGCAAATATATCCTTTAATTGATTTACAACTGACTGTGCAGCATGCACAACGTTCTCAAATTGCTTTTCGCCTATTTTACATGACGCTGTGTAAAACTCGATTGTCTTATTTGACAAATCAATAATGCAAATACCTGTTCTTGTAAAAGAAGGATCTAACGATATTAGTATATTACTCATAATCCACTCGACAGCAAAACTACGCCATTTGTATATACATTAGTCCCGTTTAATTTTACACATAAAAGATCTTTTGTGAAATTAAAATCAATGCCATTAAGATCAGCATCATCAAATGATTTGCCATACAGACTTTGTAAGGTTTCTAATAAGCAGTCAAATATAACAACAAGCCTACTTACTTCATTTATTTTCTCATGTTTATTTATATACTCACGAGCTAACAAAGTCTTATCGATTTTGTCTGAAATAAATTTAGTGACATCTTTGTAGTCAACGTTAAGTTTCTCAACTTCTGATACAGATACACTTGAAAATATGCCTAAGTCGTTTGGTTGTAAATTGTACCCATTAGAAAATAAAAATGTTAGCTTGTCGTTATTATCAGGAAATGTAACATCACCTAAATAGACAGACTTCCAATCTTTAACTCTGTTGCACACATTAAACAGGGCTATTCTATATGATTTTATAAAAGTTATAAGTTTCATACTATTACCTATTTGCTATACACGTCAGACTCATTATTAAAATTATATACACTAAAAAATTCATCAATCATATTAGTTTTTGAAATTGGCTCTAATTTTTCATTTGGTATATACGGTGAACATTTATCATGCTCGTCTTTTTTAGCTCTATCGTATTGTTGCTTGTATGATAGTCTGCCTTGCATATTAGCCGCAGCACTTATTGAAAAATCTGGTTTAAGCATATCGTATGGGCGCATCGGTAAACCTCCGTCTAAATAATGCCAATGTACCCTGCTTCTAAAGACGGGCCATGTACATGAGTTCTCATCAGCTACAGAGCAGTAAAAGTTATACGGCGAAAATCCAAATCGATAAATATCACGATTTGTATTTTTATGCGAAGTATGATTCAGTGCATCTTCTACACAAAAGTCCCATATATAATAGCGTGTATAAGCCGTTGGGAACGTTACACCTTTACCGTGGCCATCCTCATACTTTTTAGCTAAACACAAGCTGTCTAAAACAAGATCAATATTTTTTCCATTATGGATATCTTTTTCAGTAACAACGTAACAGTTGTCAGGGCTATAGCCAAACTTTTTATTTTTACGTATCAAATAGTCCTTGTACATTCCTAACTTTGAAGTTAATCCGTATCGCAAACACCACGCACAAAATGTACGGCCATCAAGAAACTCCTTTGACATAGTAAGACCTTTACCACCTATAAATGGGTAGTATATATAGTCTTTATCGTAACAGCTTTTTATCAGATGAGCCCATCTATTATATATGTAAGGATACACTTCATCAAAGCCAACAAACGATATAGGGTGAACTATTTTACCTTCAAGCTCTACGTCTAATAAAATAAAGCCTTGATTAATGTATCCGTTTGAGATAGGCCTTCTTTTCAAAAACTCAAGATGTCGCATCAAAAGAGCTTTATTTTCAGACACATATTTAAGATCCTTATTGTCGTTCTCAAAAAGAATCTTTACAGCTTTTTCTATGCACGTGTATTTTGTTCTATAGTTACCGCGCTTTTTATGATATGTTTTCTTTTTGCGAGCTTTCTTTTTAATAGGCTTTGCGGGTTTTATAGGCTCAGGTTTTACAACTGGCTTTTTAGGTTTCTTTTTCTTTTTAGGGCCTCGTTTTTGCTCAGGATAAGTTCCTACTGCAAATATATCGTTCTGCAAAACACGCTTTTTCCTTCGTTTGTATTTTTTACGTGGCTTTTTCTCTACAATAGTCTCTTCTATTTTAGGTTTTGGGCCACGCTTTTTCTTTGGCCCTCTTTTATGACCTTTCTTTCTTCGCCCTATTTTAAATATATCCCTAGGCTTTTCTTTTACAGGTTCCATAGTATATGCTCGCAAAGATAGTGGCTATAATGCCACACTATTTAGTATACATCAATTTGTATTACAAATAAAACCACCTCATAGAGGTGGTTTATCGTTTATTTTGAGTGATAGTCTTTAACGTCAGATGTAATAATCTCATCAGCAAAATCAGTTAGAGTCATATAGATAAAATCATTATTCTTATATTTCCTTAATGGGTAATCACGCGTAATTTTGTAGTCAGACTTTCTATACTCAATGTTGTATTGTATTTCTTGATTATACTTTAGATTTCTCTTAGGCCCGATCCATAATCTACATACACATGGATTTCTATCATCATAATAGTCAACCATAACACCTTCTGTGTTAGCATCTACTCCACAGTAGTTGTATATGTATTCAGTAAGATCTTTGATCTTCTTTTTAAACTTCATTCCAGAACTTATACCATCGACACAAGTCATCACGTCGTCTTCAATACGATCAACGAGCTCGTCTAATGAATTAATCCATGCAGACCATCGTTTTTCCTTACGTTCGTCTGCATAGTATGGATAGCTTTCTTTAAACTCGTCACCCGAGTTCATTTTTATAATATACCTTAAATAAGGCACCTTATTGTCACGGTCTACAATACTTACTTCAGCAAATCCTTCATCTCTATCTTGCTTGCAAATAACTTCATGCCATTTTGGAGTAATAAACTTTCTGATTTTATCACATAGCTTATCAACTTCTACACTGAAATCGTATCTGCACCGATCAAGATCATACTTTACTTCTTTTTCTTTAGCTTTTAACGCTTTTACGAGTCTGTAATTAGCACGTATAGAAGACATATCACTTATTTCTTCTATTTCGCCTTGCAACTCATTTGTTTTATCTAATCCAAATCTTGACGCACCTACACCTAAGTTGTCAAGGTCTTCACGTATAAGATCAAGGGCTTGTGCTAAAGTAACATGATTACGTTTATCAAATTTACCTTTAAATAAATAATCAGCTAGCCAATCATCTATAGTACTATACTTAAATCGTCTATGACTTTTTGCCATATCATTAGAGATATCGTCTAATTCGTCATCCAAATTCTTATGCTTGTCATTTTTTAAGATAGCATTTGCTTCGTCGTCTAACTCGTCGTCAAAAGACTTATATCCTTTTAGCAATTCAGCTGCTGCATTGTCCAACTCACTGTCTAAGTCAGACGCTTCATAGTACTTTTTACGAAGTGCTCTTTTCTCTAAAATTCTTAAACGTTTATCAAGTCGATTTAATCTTTCTAACGTTTTATAACGCATAGCTATACCTTTATATAAGTTGTATAATTGCAGTAAACTAATATTTAGATATGATTCTATACTTACAAAAATAGGGCCTAAACGTTTAGGCCCTATCATAATTAGATTATTTCACGTTGTGTTAGACTTTATAAATATCAGCAAGTGCGTCAGCAGATAACGCTTTCTGTTCAGCGATAGGTGCATTCGGATCGCCGATTTTCGTAGCAAGCTCATCAGCCGTATAAGTACGCCCCATAGCGTCAAGAATCTTATCACCGTTATTGTTCATATAATCAGTGACGTATGCTGTCATAGCTTCATTAGCCATCCATGAAGCGGGGCCTGCCTGCGTTACCTGACACTTCTGATACTGTGCCGAAGTACAAGAGAATAGCAAATCCATATTTGAAATAGATCCACCAATCTCTGAAAGCAACGAGATCTGATCGTACATTTCGCCGCCTAGCACAAGAAGCTTTAACTCAACACGAGGTGAAACAATGCGACCTGCGTTGTCAGTTTCGTACATGACAACAGGATAACAGTATTTTACACTAACTTTATCACAGTATTTGCAACAGGCGCCTCCATCGCAAATAATGTATCCTGCATCAGGATGATAGTGTAGTTTTAGCATGATTACGTCTTCTGTTAAAATTGAAACACGGCAGCGACGACCTTCTTCAAATTTAACTTTCGGGAAAGCATGCTTTGATAATTTAGCACCCGTCGATGCAACTACAACGGCAGGGCATTTCTCTGCAAGGTTTAGAGATTTAAGTGAAAAGCGAGGGGCATTATCTGCGCGAGCGATTGTGCCATTTGCCATTACGTCAATTTCATTTGCCATAAAAATGTTCCTTTATAAAAGAGTTGTTTGTGAACGACGTTGGATACGTGATCCGTGTCAGGTTTATAGATATTATATACATGTATATAAATTTGAGTTTAACTAATAAAGCAAATCATCAGAAGATTTTTTATCAGAATAATTTCTAACACGCACCTTTTCGTCAGTGCCTTTTGCATCTTTATATTTTACATACTTATAAAACTCACATAGCCACATCTCAATCTGATTTAATGTGAAATTAAACTTTGTATGCTTATACTTATTAGCATCTTTATCCCATGCAACGTAGTAGAACCCGTCTGTATCAGGGAACTTTTCGTCGTGCATTTTATTTAATGAGTCTTCAGCTATATCACGCAAATACTTTATAGCGTCAATGACATCTTTATTAGTTTTTACATTTTTGAAGATGTATTTACTGCCTGCTGACGAACCAGGTCCAGAGTTTGTAGCTGAATTAGCGTCGTAGCTCATCAAGTCAAGTCCTGCATACTCTTTTATGTAGCACATGTCTTGGAAAACTCATGAGCCATAAATCGTCCGCAGCCATCGAGAGTGTCACTCATCCAATCAATGAAATCGTCAGCCGTTTTATCACTATCGTGAGATTGCTTCATCCAATCGTAAATTTCTTTTATATGACCGTGCAATCTCTTAAGCGAGTACTTTGCAAAATACTCACCCATATCTGCAAATTTAATTTTCTTACCAGATTCATCAACAACTTCATGCTGCGAAAATTGACAGAACGCTCCATGTGCGATCGGAATATCTTTGCTAATAATGTTTTTCTTTAAATAAGAATAGAACTTTGCAGGGCTGTAGTCATTGTAATCAGCAATAGCGTCAACAGTCTCAAATACGTTAGGATTGTTTATTAGTCTAAAGAATAGCATTTTCCAAATTAGATTTATATAGTTATCATCATCTGACTTGTACTTATGCCAGCAATCCTTGTTTAGAATTATGTTCTTGATAAGATACTGTGAAACCCTGTCTAATTCTCTATATACATTTGTGAAACGATATTTTGAATAGAACTTATCTTTTGTCCATTCTTCTTGTGGGAGGTGTTCGATAAACCTTCTATACCAAATGTTTTGTCGTTCGTACATCGTATAGAAAAATAGCTCAAGTCTTTTCTTATATGGTTTGAACCGATTATCTTCTAATTTCTTAACCTTTGACTCTAATACAGAAAGTCTATCGCATATATTTCTAATAAAAGCTTCATTCATTTGCTGCACCTATACAGATAAGTGATTATACACAGCAAATTAGATATTAAAGAAATCATGATCTATTTCTTCGCATGTCCATTATAAGATCTTTTAACTCATCAGTGATTCTATCTTCTATAGAGTCAACTATATCAGATACTTCACACCATCTATCATAAGGACTGCATTGTATTCTTTCGCCATTACGTGTGTACCAATATGAGTTACAGTATTCCCATACGCCTGCAACAGGCTTCTTGTTATGTCCTACATAATGTGCAACTACACATTTAGAACCATAATATGGACTTCCATTTTTAAGAATCTTCCACTGCATAGCTAACTCGATAGGCTAATTAAAGTTATAGCTATTAGGATTTAGGGCGTCACCTAAATGTATGTTCTCAATTGGAACACCTAATGGAACTAACCGCTCGTGTGCTATATTTAGTATATCGCTGTCTATCTCTATTCCGTATACCTTTGTTGGATCAAACCCCGCTTTTATAGCTGCGGCTAATAAGTTACCTGCGCCACAACACGGATCAAGAATAGTCCCATCCGTGTTTTCAAATTTTTCCAACATTAGAATTGATAGCTCAGGCGGCGTGAAAAATTGTCCAAAATCCTTTCTACGTGATAAACTGTTGTCAGCGTACATTTTATCTTTCCACTGAGTGTACTCTTCTTTTATCGCGTTTATCTGACTATCTGTTAATTTCATTTATTTCACTCTCTATAGTAGCAATCTCTTCAGGCGTTAAATTAAAATACTCATATAAATCTTTGTCAGTCCAAGGATGGGTGTAATCTGGTAACCAAATAAAGCTTTCTTTACGCACACCCTGATTTATAGCTGACTTATCATAGAACCATATACCTAATTTGCTATTTTGAATATTAATCCAATTATTGGCTTCAGATTCAGTTGCGAATTTAATACTCGTTGTTATAGTGTCTGTTGTCTTTGTATACTGATTCCTCATATAATGAGTGTACCAAAGTCTTCCATCGCGCATACCATCATAAAATACAAGCAACTTTTGTTTAGCAAATTTGCATTTTCTACGTCCGCCACCAAGACGGCCACCACTTATTAAAGATATGCGTACTCGCCAGCCATCCTTCATATCTTGATCAAAGTTCATAGCTAAGCATTTTGACTTAGCTAGCACTTTACAAAATGTGCTGTCAACAATGGAATTGAAATCAAAGCCACCTTTTTCAGACAAACGATAAATACCTATAGCTGATGCAAGGTCAATATTAAACGCATTTTTTGCGTATTCAATAGGAATAACTTCAAGACTTGCAATTCTATCCCTTATAGATTCAAACTTTTTCCAGTCACTATTCTTTTTATATTCTGCAAGAGGATCCTGTAACCATCTAATAGGACTCAAATTAACTATATCGTCACTGTAACAGATAGCTTCATTTAAAATCTTAAGATGTAGATTTCTACAATATGGAGGATTCATTATAATATGATCAAACTTCATTTTCTTAGTATTCCTATTTAGCAAATCAATTAGAGTTTCCCAAGTTTTAGGATCAGTCGCATCACCTTGGATAACATTGCGATAACCAAGTTTGTGACACACTTTTACATTTATAGACTCAAGCTCAATGCCGTAAAGATTCTTCTTTGGTATATGGTGTTTATTATGTGCATACTCTAACATAGCGCCACAACCACAGCACGGATCACAAATAACACCTTTTACATTGGATAATTTAGAGAACATCTTTTCCAATAAGCTATCGGGTGTCTTCATATCGGTGCTATTGCTATTTGATAGCCCCATTAAAAAATCTTTGCGATTATTAGCCTCTCTGTATCTAATGTCTTCAATCATTTGATTAATGCGTGTCTTATTATCGCTTAATAACTGAATGAAATTACTTTTAAACTTACTTACGTTGCTAGGCCACAGAGACTCCAAATCTTTGTACGTTTTTATTTTACTATATACAAAGATCCACTTATCCATGTTAACTAGAATTTTTCCGATTTGTCGTTTAACCTTTTCAGACACATCTAATTGGTCTGAGCTATTAGAGTCTTTAGAACTACGTGAAAGTAACTTCCTAATAGTGTTGTTGCGCTCACAGTTTCCACGTATAGCTTCATTCTTAGGCTTTACAACGATTAAGTCTTTTTCATTTATCTCTTCAGTGCCTATATCAGTGATGCCGTCAAAAGCATGATAATTTGTTACAGTGCCTACAATGCTATGATTAAATGGAAGTTTATGCGCTTTTATGAAGTAACTATCAACAGTCTCCTGTACAAACTCAAGCTTATCGTTAAGACACATAAAATTAAAGCAGCTTAAAATATCTTCGATTATACGCTTTACTGTATCGTTTTCTTCATCTCTTGTAACAGCTGTTGAGTTAAGATCCTGTCTAATTGCAGCATACTCTCGTACAACTTTTAATGTAGCTTCAGTGTCAAAGCAGAACATAGAAACTTCGTCTTTACCTTCGCATGGAGTCATAGTTCTAAAAAGAATCTGAATGAACTGCTCAGCTGAAGACGTATTTTTGAAATACCAAACAGTGTCTAACTTTGGCAACGTTACACCAGTTGTTAATTTGCCACATGTTAGAATCAGAACATGCTCGTTACTGTCAAACAGATTATTTATATCTTGCTCGTTTGTATCACGGAACTCTTTATCAGCTGCAACCCCAGAAATTGGAATAACTGTATCTTTACCGAAAGGCCAAACTCTATCAAGTGCTTTCTTTGCGATCTCAACTTCTGTATTGTCATTAAAGAATGCTATGATGTGCTTTTGCTTATCTAAATTAAACCATCTTGGCTTATTTAAGACACAGTCAAGCGTCTCAATCGGCTGAAGCAACCATTTGAAAAATGACTCAGCATGAAGCTCATTAGAAAATATAACTCTATAGTCAAACGCGTCAGCTTTGCTAAAAATATCTTTGTCTAATGAAGACATTTTGCTCTGAAGAAATAGCGTATTGTCAATAGTTTTCACATATAATTTAGGAAGTGAGATCTCGTCAGGATGCTCTTTTGCATACTTTATAAAATCTATAAAGTCAAAGGTAACAGCTTCGTCTTTGCTAAAATAGCCAGAGTATATATCATTAAACGGCGTGCCACTCATGTACACCAGTTTATTATATTTTAGATTATTAAGAATGACATTTGCAGTGCGTGCAGAATCAGATGTATTGTGGCACTCATCAAGTATAACAACATCAAAGTGCATAGACGACAGAGTATCTTTTACAGCTTGCTTATCGTTGTCATAAAATTGGTAAGAGCAAAATATAATGTTCTTATCACACAACTCTGCCTTGTCAGTTTTTGCTTCTAAGTGAATATACTTGTAACCGCTAAACTCAACGTTACGTTCACCTAACTTCCTAAAAGAATCTTCAGCTTTTGGGAAAGGCGTAAGTATAAGTATATTTTTAGCACCTAATTCTTTACAAATCTTTAATGAGATATAAGACTTTCCTGCACGCGTGGATATATTTAAAAGCACGCGATTTAATCTGTTTAAGATAGACACTGCACTGTTAATCACATTAGCTTGGTAAGTGCGTGGCACTAAAGCAGACTCGCCACATCTAGATCTGTAAAAATCAGGACCGACTTTCTTTTGCGTAACTATATCAGTTACAGCTTTAATGAAGTCAGCGATCTCTTTTGCAGAGTGCATAATATAGACTTCTTTTGAGTGTAGTGGATTTTGATTTGCTTTGCCGGCCCACTTAAATTGAGTTCTTAGAACTTCATGTATAGGCGTATCTCGCACAGCAGACTTCCATACATAAATCATTTCGTTATGTTGAGAACATCCAGTGCTGTTATACCTATCCCAGATAGACTGATCAAAAGCTTCGCCGAACTTTACGTACACCACTTTGTTAATAACACGAGCAAATAAATACAGAGTATTATTCCGATCCCGCTGATCTGCTTCGCTAACAATGCTAAATTTTTTGCCAAACAGTTTTATAGATTCAATAGTATTTTGTACCATACAAATATACTCCTTTGTAAATTATTGATTACGAGAAAACTCTTTTACTTCGATCCCGTGCAATCCGAACCACTCAACTAATGTTGCTCGTTCGGAACATGGATTATCTGGCTTTTCATAAACCATCAAGCAAATATCTGATCCATTAAATTTTTGCGATACGCTACACAGATAGCCATACACATCTTCAAAATTAAGAGAGAATATGTAGTTGTGATATAACTTAATAAATGAGCAAACAGATGTATCTTTGTTTGATTTGCAGTTTGTGCATTCACAGTTGTCTATCTTATAAGGCGATAGCATGTACGCTCGTAAACCGTTAACTATACCTCGCTTATCTCTAAACACATAATCAGACGACTTAAAATCGTGATACCATTTCGGATCCCAAACAGCCGTAGACAACGGGATTAGATTATCAGGAAAGAATCGTATATTATAGAAGTAAGAGATATAAATTTGCATATCAGATCTTATCCCAAAACGCAGCTTGACAGTCAGCCGTCTGAAGCTTTAGCACTAATCTATACATGCCTAATGCCTGACTCAACGCTTGAGCTTCAGCAGGATTAGCACTATAGTAGCCGCCCATGTGCCATCGTATGGCTAGAATTTCTTCATCAGTTAATTGCATATAGCGCAGTATCATAATAACTGATTTCTCGCCATGCCCTAAAGGTAACGGATCATCCTGTCTATATTCGTAATAAGGAACTTTTATCCACCTACCGTCTTCGTCTTTTACGTTACGGGTCGACTCTTTATAAAAGTTAACCTTGCAAAGATCATGGAACAATGCAACGATAGCAATAGTCTCATCGGGCTCGTTGTCTTGCATTGATTTGAGTCTGTTATACACAGCGATTGAGTGATCACATAATCCACCAGGATATGCAGCATGATACCTTGCTGAAGACGGTGCACTGTAAAAATCGGTAGATTCAAGCCACTGCATTAGCGCGTCTATTCCATCACGACTAATGTATTCTTTAACGATTGACTTAAAAGTTTCTTTGCTATCCATAATAGTTACCTCAAATAGTTATGCAGTATGTTCCCACGCGTCCATTACTTTGTGGAGATCTTCGTCAAATGGAGGTTTATTATACTTTGCATATTCCTCTTCCAATTCAGCTAATCGCTGATCACGTTCTTTAGATTCTAACACCTCATATTTGCAACGCGTTAAGACTGTTTGCTTTTGATTGTTATACTCGCTATGCTCTTTTATCTTTCCTGTTAGTTTAATCACTGCACCTTTATCAAGAGCATGTCTTGTAACTATATTAGCTGTATCATAGATCAAATCGTACAGCATCGCTTGAGATGTTGTCCATTTGAAGATATTTCCATCGTCATCAACAAACAAATGTATATATGAATATCCGAATCTTGTGTCATACGAGTATGAGTTAAGATAAGTTACTTTTGCTGATATCTTGTCGCCGACTTTACCGACGTAGTTGCTTACTTTTGAAGTTCCACGCTTCTCGTCAAGAAGTCTTTTGTACTCACTTTTACGATATGCAGGAATCAGTGAAGCAAGAAATCCAAAGTGTCTTGCTGTGCAGTAACCTGCGTCAATGATCTGCTTAAGATTAAACAAATAGCTTGACTTTGCAACTTCGTCTTCTGATAATGACTTAATCCACTCTACGGCGTCAACAGCTTCATCCTCTTTCTTTGTTCTATCGTACTCGTCAAGTATATACTTCCATGTAGCATTGTAGCTATTTGACGGCTCAAACCCATATTTGTCAATAAGTCTTTTTGCGGCTGATACCGTTATAGCTATATCATAAGTTCTAACTCCATGCGATCCAAAGAAAGTGTCATCGTTTTCTTCGCCTTTCATTAGGCAATTTAATTCAGCGTCTTTCATTTTGAGAAAGCGCATATAGTCATTTACTTCAGCGATAAGATTACCATCTAGTCCTGACGTAAACTCTTTTACGCATGAAGTGCCAACAACTTTCCTTTCGCCGTTGTCATGCTCCAATATAACAACTGAATTACGGTGCACCTTTTTGTGGCAGTGATCACAGTGGAAATCAGTGTCTTTATACTGTGTAAGTAAGCAAGGATCATCAAAGTAGCATTGAACGATCCCATCATTTCTCTGAACCATACCCAATGAGTGCCAACCATTAAATCTGAACGCAACGTCAAGATTTAAGTCATTTAGCGTTACTTCAAAAGACTTACTATTGACTTCGACTAATTTAGTGTATGGCTTACTTACGCTAAACGTGTAGTCAATGTGATTTTTCTCGCACTTCTTAACGATACGTGTAATCTTTTTACAGATCTCATCCGTCATGCTATTAAGAATAGTGTAAGTTGCCATATTAGCCTCCTGTAATGATTTAAGTCAAGCTAATCAGTTAGTAATCATACCCTGCAAGATCACAAAGATCTTCGTATGCAAGCTCACAGTCATCACACATAGATTCCATATTATCTTCGTAATCTATGTAACAATCATCACAGAGATGGGTTCCTGATTCAGTAACGTGGGTTGCTTCGTTCCAACAAAAATCACAAGTATGCGTCATGGCAAAGCTCCTTTATTTTTGTGAAAGGATCCATTCCTTTCATTCATTTTGTGAGTACATTCTATCAAAAAGATTCTGATCTGTCAACAAGAATTTTCAGAATTTTCTGACTCAGTTTT